TCCTTCTCGAGCAGAATCTCGAACTCGGTCTTTTTGGGTTTAACGGCCGCAGTGGTTTGCGGCGATGGTGCAGTTTGAATTGGTGCAGTCATGATTCGGTTTCGGTTTGTTGTTGATGTAACGCTTCAGCCACGTGCCCCGCATCGCAATTGCAATCGGTGCAGACTCTGGCCATTAATTGTTCGGTGGAAATGTCGGGTTCATCTTCATCCCAGCGCTCCCAGCAGGCGACGATTGCTTTTTGTCGGTCGGTCATAAATTAAATCAGTCTGCGGCAGTGCCGACTGCCCCTATGGTTAAGACCCGGGACACAAGCGCTCGCTGGCGATGGGTTCCGGAATGCTGGCCTTGCGAGGGTCTGCAGTTGGCCACAGGTCGATCTACGCGGTTATCCAGATTGCTCTGAAGCCACTTCACAGACTGACAAAGATCGCAGTTCATCCGTTTGGCAATCGTGTGATTGTGAAGGATCCGTTTTGAGTTTTGCGCGTGGCGATGCGCCGGCCCGCGGCAGAAGCAGCCTGCAACGCAACCTTGCGCTCGCTCTCTGTCAGCGTGAGCACAATGGACTGGCCGGTTCGCATCTGGCGAATTCGGTCGCCCAGGCTCGCCATCGTTTCAGGTGGTCGCGCAAAGAATGCCTTGCGCCCGTTCTTAATGTGTTTGGATGTCTTGCTCATAAATTACCAAATCTCAAATGACCCGCCGCATTCGCGCAGGAAAGCTACAAACTCGAGCATGTGCTCCCTATCGGTGCAGTGCGCGGGCATGCCGCCGGTTTCACCTTCCTTAAGGAATTTTCCCTGCTCGTTCACGCGGCAGACGCTGCCCGCAAATTCGACGTAGAACTTCTCGAGCTTGGTGGTGTTCAACCGCTCCTCGATCGCATCGGCGAGTAAGTTGCACGCAGTCTGCGAGTGCAGGCCGCAGCCATCGTTGTAGCCCCAACCGTGAAGGTCGAGTCCCAGCGACTTCTCGGTGTTGAGCTCTTCGCAGAGCGCGTGAATTGGTCGCCACGACCAGCAACTGGCGCGAAAGTCTTCGCCGCTCATTCCAATTAGATCCATTCCCATAGGTTTTTATTTTTGCCTGCGTTGTAGTTCCGAAATCATTGCGTCGGCGTAGATGAAACGCCTTTGCACTTCAGCCCATTGAAGATTGATTGCTCGCACGTTGTGCTTGGCCTGGTTCCAGGCCTGCATCCTTCTGCACGCCTCACTGCCATCGCAGTCACTATCCGCCTTGCATCCTTCGCAGAACGCCGCGCCCACGGGCTCTGGTGGCAGTTCGAGCTGTTCGAGCTTATAGGTGCCAATCGGAAAATTGTCTGGCGCATGCGCGGCGAGGTAAGTGTGTATCGTGAGCTTGAACTCCTGCCGGATGGCCTCGAGCTGTTCCTTTGTGAGTTTGGTGGTCATTTAATCCGCGCAAGGATCTCTCTGCCGGTTTTGGAGTTGATGGGCACTTCAGTGTAGCCCCAGTCCCTTACTAATCGTTGCATCGTGAAAAGGTCGTTGCCTGGTGCGGCGGGATCTCCGCGATAGTTGTACGCCCGCACCATTGGATTGTCGGTTGTCCTCGACAAGGTCACGGGCTGATAGGGAACTATGATGCAGAATTTCATCCGCAGGGTTTCATTACGCGCACGAATCGTTGGGTGGCCTGCAATAGCCCGCTTATATCGTCTGGGATCTCCATCAGCGTTTTGATGGTGATCACCTGCAGCTTCAGGTTGGCATCGAACTCGAGGATCTCGCCGCACTTCATGCAAATCGATGGATCCCCTGGTCGCGGCGGTCTTTGCTTCGGACCCGGACCCATCGACACCGCACTTGCTTCACCGTAATTGCAGGTCGGGCATCCCGTGTTGATGCGCTTGGCGTTTAGAAATGGGTCGCTCATCCCAGCGCCTCAAGATCTTTATGTGCGGCCGCAAGGTCAACGCGCAGGTCGTGCAAATACATTTTCAGAACCGATTTGTCGACGACGTACGGGCTGTGATTGATTTCAGCCTTGCACTCTTGCACTTGCATCATGATGAGCGCGATCTCCCTGAATAGTCTGCGCTGACGTTGGACACGATCTTGTTGGCCACGATCTGCGCTGCGGGTGCCAGGCCTGCGGGAAGTGCCACGCACGGTTCGCCCGCTCCGGGATTGCTTGGTGAATTTTGGTTTCATTGGCCCCGATCTTACTCCCCAGGCGCCAGGCGGTCAATGGATTTTTTCCAGAAAAATTCTCTTGCAACCCGCGGTCGCTTGTGATTTAATCCCCTCGTGATCGCAGTGTTTATTTTCCCCCTTGCCCTGTGCGCTTTTGCCGTTTCAGATTCCGGCATGCGATCACCATGGGGCAAGGGTTTCATTAACCAAAAGCATGAAACAAAAAATCCATAAGACCTTAACGCTCGAGGTCATTTTAGACGCAGTCGAGCGTCGTAATCGTACCTTAGACAATCCCGCATTTTGCATTGCGTGCGGGCTCGAAAATAACGGCGAGCCTGATATGCGCAAGGGCGCGTGCGAGGGATGCGGAGAAAAGCAAGTTTACGGAGCGGAAGAGCTCTTACAGGAGGTCGGTGGAATATGAGCGCTGATTCTGAGCATGCATTCCACCAAAAGCACCTTGCCCAATTACTGAACAAAAAAGTGATCGGGCTCTGCGTGGACAATCAATCCTTTGACGATCAGGCTGTTTATGGCTTGCGCTTTTCCGGAGGGTTGATCGCTTGGATTCAATGTGATCCCGAGGGCAATGGTCCCGGGTTCCTGAGCATAGAAAAGGAGGGCAAGTGAAACCCGCCAAGCTCAAATTCGGCCGCGCAAATGCCAAACTGCGCAAATGGTGGAAGAAGTACCACCTTGCAACCTTTAGCCTGCCTGCAGGGTTCACCTGCCCAGGCGCACGCGATTGTCTGGCGCGAGTCGGCCGACACACTGGCAAGTTGACTGATGGCAAGCATACGCAATTCCGATGTTACGCGGCCACTGCAGAGGCACTATTTCCCAACATTAGGCAAGGGCGCTGGGCGAATTTGGAAAAACTGCAGGCCTGCAAATCGCCCGTGGCCATGGCCAATCTGATCGTCCGTTCCCTGCCCAAAAAAGCAAAGCTAGTGCGGATCCATCAGAGTGGCGATTTTTTCAGCCAATCGTATTTCGACGCGTGGCTGATCGTGGCCTCAATTCTGAGGCCTCAAATAACCTTTTACGGTTACACAAAGGCGCTGCCCTTTTGGATTGCGCGACTGGATTCAATCCCTCGCAATCTTAAGTTAGTTGCATCACGCGGTGGCAAGTTTGATCACCTGATCCCCGTGCACAATCTGCGCTCTGCGCTGGTGGTTTACACTGAGCTCGCCGCGCAGTCTGCACGATTGCAGATCGATCACGATGACAGTCTGCTATTCGACAGCGATCGCGACTTTGCGATCTTACTGCACGGGACCCAACCTGCAGGATCAATCGCGTCGGAAGCTTGGCAGGAAATTAAAACGAACGGATCCGGCGGTTACAAGTCGGATTATTTCGCGCACTATGCAAAGGCAGGTGGGCGATGAAATGCACCTTGACCGTCGAAATTACCGTCGAAATTCATCCAGACGTGGACCCGCACGAGGTCACCTTCCGCGGGATCGAGAATGCCGTGCCTCAGGCTAACGGCGAAGACGTCGGCGCTGTCATCAGCTATACAACTCAGGAATACTTCGAGTGAATATGAGCTTCAAAGTATTGTCACCTGATGGCCTGCCAATTGCGGCCTGCACCTACCCGAGCTCAGAGGCCGCACAATCGGCGATCAGGCGCTGGGTAAAGCGCTTTGAACCGCAAGGGTATTATGCCACCGCATCGGGGATCCGGATCCCGATCGATCTGATTCATGCAAACTGCAGGATTGAACCCGTCGCGCCGTTCCAAGCGCTCATAAGAACGGAGGTCAAATGACACGCTTAAAGACACCCATTGTGCGAGCGCTGATCGTGCCACTTGATGGTACTTTCTGCGCTGATCGCAATCGGGCGCTTGCGGTGCGTCTCGTGCCAGGAACACAAGATCAGGGCATTGCCGATATGCTGGAGATCTGGCCAAAAGGCACGCGCCGAGTCGAACGCGTGGCGCTGATCGACGTATACCGTTACGCTCTGCGCTGCAGGGTTAACCGGGACACACTCGAACGGGCTCGAGCTCGCAAGGCACGCAAGGCCGACCGATTGGCCGCGCTCAGGATTGCACGCGCAGAAAAGCGCTTATTCGGGGGTGATAAGTGACTGCCGCGGATCTGGCGCACAAGATCGCCCCCTCGGTTCCCGTGGCCAAATGCGTGCATTGCAGACACGATCTGATCCATCCGGCCAAGTGTTCATTTTGTGGCCAGTGGCACCATGAGACAACGATCACGCTCCTCCTGCAGGGACGCGTGCGTCTCAAATCGACCTTTGATGAGAGTCTGCGCGATTGGCAGGATATCGCGCAAGGGTATCAAGAGGGCGCAAGCCAATAGACCAAGCCTTCTTCTCCCCAGCTCGAGCGCTCACTACGGTGGGCGCTTTTGCTTTTGGGCTCGATCTTATTAACCCTATGTCAACCCTATGATCTTATGCACCAGGCGCCCCAGGCATGCCCGATCTTGTAAGCCAGGCGCCAGGCTCGGCCGCGCGCTCCCATAAGAACGGCCGCAAGCTCGAGCCCGATCTTACGATTGCCGGCCGAACGGCTGCGCCATAAGAATTCGACCCGGATCTTGTAACGCCCGCCGGCCCGGGCAAAATCGCACAAGATGCCACCGCATCGGAATTGCCCATTTTACCGAACCAGGATCACAAGATCACCGATCTTAATCGCCCGTTCCGTCAAAAACTTGTAAGAATCCGGCCACCGTTTGCGATTAGGCGCGAGCAAGATCGCCGGACGTCCGCAGACGTCGGCCGACGTCATAAGATCCACCGCGCCGATCTTGTACCGAGCTGACCAGGCACAGGCCGCGCGCGTTCTTAAGATCCGCTTGCCAGGTGGACAAGATCGCGCCCATATTACCCGCATGAATAGCGCCCTGCAGGCCGCGCCGATAATGCCTTACAGGCCCTTTACCAGCGAATCCGCACGCATCGCAGGCGCAAAAGGCGCAGCACGCCAAAAGGAACTACGCGACCTTGCAAAGGCGCATAAGCTCGTTTCTGAACCTGCCCGACCGGGATTGTCCACGCACGCCGCTGTAACTCAATACCGCCGCACGCAAAGGCGAATGCTACTTCAAGCATGCAACACCCAGAGCAGCTCAGAGGCGCTTGAATGGGTTCGTGCAGCGTCGATGGTATTCGAGATGGAATGCGTGCTTACAGGGCGAAAGGCAACGATTGGCAAGGCAGGCAAACCCCCGGGCAAGCTCGCTGCAGACAGCGAGTTGCCGATGCCTCTCGAGATGCCACCATCGGATCTTCCACCGCTCGACCCTTCCACGCTTCCACCCAAAGGTTACGACCCAGACGCCCAGGCCCAGGCGCCATAAGAATGCCCTCGTCTGGCGCCCGCTCCCATTAAGATCGAGTCGAAGGAATCTCTTTCCCGTTCCGACCGTGCCCACCCCACCCGCCCGCCGACCCGCCGCGCACGAGCCAGGGGGGTGTCAGACTCACTCCGTACCCGTATTGGATTTTTTCAGGTCCGGTCCGGTTTTGGTTTGGAGTGAGCTCCCGGGGGTTCTTGGGGCCCGAGACTGTCACACGGGTCGTTCCGATCTTATACGAGTGACGTCCCGACAGAATGGGTGCGACTTGGGAGCACTCGCAGGGAGTTGGGCCGGTACAGACTGCAGAAAGAAAAAGGACAAAAAGAAAGCAGCGGGTGAGTTCGAATGCAACGGGAGTGAAGTGACTGAGTCCCCTTCGGCCAGAGGCAAATGTAATTCAGTACATGCGCAGAAAAATAAAAACGTGTCAAGCGGAATCGAGTTTTTTCGGTGTAAGTCGTTGACTATCAACGAAAGATAAATGTCATGTATTACCTCAGTAGTAGTGTAACCACCAAACACGCCAGTTAGAAGGTTACATGTGTAACACGTTGTGAATTACGGTTTTACAGAAGTGTCCATTTTTAAAATACTACCTCGGTAGTAGTGGTGAAATCTTATACAAGATCGAACTCGGTCGGCACTTGCGCCTTGAGTTCGGCCAATGGGGTGCACTCTTGAAACCGGAGGGTGTAGGACGAGTCGTTGTTGGAGTTGATGAAAGTTTTGAGGTTGGAATGGTCGAGAAGGGTGTGGCCCCATGCCCAGCGATGGACCTCGGCAGTGTCGCTCGGCACCAGGTAAACGCCGAAAATGTAGATGGTGCCCGGATCCAGTTCATGGCGGGGAACACGCAGATGGGTGCCCTCCCTGGAATTAACCAGCGCTTCAAGGCTCTTGGTGACCGTCTTGCTCTTGACGTTCACACGGGTGATGCCATGGGCCAGCAACGGCAGCAGGAAATCTTTGCCCCCATCGCCGTACTCGAAGACGGTGTCGTTCACCGGCAAATCGAATTCGTGCGCGAAAGCGATCTCCGTCAGCAGGCCGCGATAGAAGCTGACCTCCATCGGTACGTTGGTGGAGAAATGATTGATGGTCCCCGCCCCGCGCTGGCGGCGATAATCGCAGATGCGCTGGGCCATACGGCGCGCGAGAGCACGATCAGCGTCGGTGGTCATATGACAGAAGGCGCTGGCAAGTCTTCAATCGGACCCCAGGAGAACGTCGCTTCAATCTCCATCAGCTCGAGGATGATCTGCGGCGGGGACATGCCTTTGAGAAACGCGAGCCTGGGATCGAAGATGACCGCCTCCCATTTGCCGCTCCGGAAGACCCAGCGGCAATGCGCATGCCAGCCTTCGGCAGTCACATGCAGGAGACGGGTCTTCAAGGTTTGGTGGGTGACAGCTTAACATCAATTGTCGTGGATGATTCGTTAAGTGGTTTTCGAACTTCCAGCCATAACCACTCCGCAAGGTTTGTCAGGTCATCCGATGTGAAAGAGCCGGTGAGCTTCAAGCGTTGATTGGCTCGATCGTATTCAATCCAGCGGAATGAATCGCTGATGTAAGGTTGGTTCATAAATCCATGTAGGCTTTGACGAATTCCGCCGCTACCTGCGGATTGATCGCGTTGCCATATCCGCGCAGGCTTGCCACTCTGCCGGATACCCTTGCAGCCAGCGGGAAAAATGCGGGTTCAACAGGTATCCTTCGGTACTTCCCATCACGGCACCAGTGCCATCGGGACTCACTCCAGAAGTTAAGTGCGTGACTTCCTTCTCCAGATCCTTCCCCCGTGGATGCTGGAACCACTGCGCCACTGCTTCCTCCGTTGCTGATGCCGACCGGTAATCCCGTTCCTTCGGCGAGGCCCAACCGGCCAGTTTGTTCGCCTGCGGCACCAGGCCATGCTGGCTCCTGGCGGATTGCCGATAGTCCCTCGCGTTGGGTGTCTCCCACCCAGCCGTTTGCGCTGCCGTCTGCAGGTTCACACCATTGGGGTTGTGCGCGCCTGGGCCCTTCGAAGCACCGCTGTGTGGCGTCGGCCAGCCCGCTGCATGCGCTGCCCCGTCCAGTGTCAGATATTTCTTGCCAGTATGGTCCGTCTGCCATTGACCTGCTTCGTTCGATCGAGGCGTGGGCCACCCAGTAGAGCCGTTGCCGGATATTCGGCGCACCAGCGCCCGCAGAGCAAATATCGCCGGCCCCGACGACATAACCCACTGCTTCCAGCGAAGCTCGTACTCCGACGAGCCACTCCCGGCCAAGCGCGCTCGAAACCTGCTCTCCAAAGATTGTTGGAACTCCATAGAGCGATTGTCCTTCGCAAATGATTCGGCAGAATCGAGGCCAGAGATGGCGCTCGTCACTGGCAGCACGGTACTTTCCGGCGCAGCTGAAGGGTTGGCAGGGTGGACTTCCAGTCCACACTCGTCGGGACTCGGGCCATCCGGCCAGGTGCAGAGCCAATGGCCATCCACCGATTCCCGCAAAGAAGTGGCACTGGGTATATCCCCGAAGGTCAGTTGGTTCGACATGTTTGATGGATCGTTTGTCAATGTCACCCAGCGGGATCAGCCCCTCGCCCATGAGACGCAAGAGCCACTCCGCGGCGACTGGATTATTTTCGTTGTAATAGTTCAGATGGAATCGTTGTACCGCGCTTCCCACTCATCGGCCTCAGTGACCGCATGCGCCAGTGCATCGATGTCGGGCTCGCCTGTGCCGCACAAAATTCCCAACCGCTCCGTGATGAGGTAACGCTTTTCTTTTTGGATCTCCACTTCACTGAGCGCAGTTTTGAGCGTCCAGTTTGTGTGACAGGCCAACAGTGGCGGATTGAGTTCAGTTGCGTCCATGTTCTGCCACCCAGCACTTGGTCTTGTTGGTGCAGCGCAATTTGTACTGCGTGATCGGGAAGGGAGTTTCGAAAAACGGCAGCGGAGAACACAGCACCGAATTGCGAATGTGATTGAACACTTCGACCCGCTTGGTCATGTCGAGCAGCCAGTTGCCTTTTGCGAATTTTATTCCGGCAATTTCCATACCAAATGTTTTTCCATCGACTCGAGCACGGGCCTGGTGCCGCCCATTTCCAGAAATTTTCGCATGTCCTTGGCCGGTAACACCATGCTCGCCACCGGGATCTGCAGCTCCTGAGCCAACCGCTTCGCGCCCTCGATGCCTGGGCTCTGTTGATCCTCGTACTTCGGAACGTCAGGCTCACCCACGACGATGGCGCGCTCGATGCCCAGTCGATTGATTGTGACCTGTGTGTGCGCGATGGCGCCCCTGCAGTTTGGCCGGCCCAAACCGAATACCCCAAGCGTCAGACACGCTGCAGTGTCGGTCGGACCCTCCACAATGTAAGCGGTTTTTTGTGCAGGCACTTGCGGAACGAACACACCATCTCGTCCACCTCGCACTGCAATTTTTTCTCCCTGAGTGGTGCGCAATCGGATGCCGACAATTACTCCGTTCCCGTTTCTCATTGGGAATGCCCAACTACCACCACCCTGCCATTTCATGTAGCGTCTCAGATCTCTTCCGGTCGCCCAACCGCAACCGATTTTCCATAGTGACACCACTGAGACTTTTAAAAGTAAGGCCAACTGCTCGACCCATTCTGGTGCGGTTTGAGCAAGGAATCCCAACATGATGGTGCCGCAATCAATCGACGGTTCCGGTGGTGGCGCTTTGGGAATTTTCCTCGGCGCTTCGGTGAGTGCATGCCAGTAGCCACCATTCTTCATTGGCGTGGCGCTGGTGTTGCGCATGCAGCACCAACCAGGTCCACCGTAGAGGCCTGCGTTGAAGCAGCACCAGTCAGCTTTGCCGCAGCTGCCGCACTTGAAGTCGTGCCGCGCGCGAATCCATGGATGTTTTTCTAAGGCCATGCGGTGCACTGCAGTTTCATTTTCTGTTTCGGCAGGAGAATCAATTTGGCGGTCACTTTTACCTTCACGCCCAGTGTTCTGGCGCAGTCCTGAGCGATGTTCTGGACCATGCCTTCCATGCTGCGAACGTCCAGGCGACCACCGACGTACTCGCGGATGTAAATTTCCAAATATTCCACCTCGAGGATAACTCGTTTTGGTCGGTATTTGATTTTGAGCACGCTGCCTGGTTGCGGGTTCTTGGTGACCGGACAGCACGAAGGAATGTCCAACTCATGGATCTCAATCATACCAGCGCACCGTTGTTCATTGGGTTGGGTTTTCATACCACCAGTCGAAAAGTGAATCCTGAATGAGGCACGGTGCCTTCAAAATATCCTGCACCTGCGCGCAGTAAGTGAGCGCTGCTCGTGGGTCGTGCGCATCGCCGTTCTTTCGGCCAGCAAAGCTCCACGCCATCGAGTCGGAAGAATGCAGCAGGTCGCGCACACTGCCGTTCTGTAACGCGGTGATCTTCAAACCAAACCCGTGCAGGCGCAGGTCTGGCCGAAGCGCCTTAATTGACCGCAGCACATGTTCAATTGCATCTGGGTTGGCGTTACGCTTGCAGACGCTGCCCACTCCCACCCACTGCCCAGGCTTAAGCAATTCTCCGTAGTCCTCGACATGCTGAATGTAATCGGTCGGCGAGTAACCCTGCAGCACTGGCAGCACCGGAACTCCGACCAGGGCAATCAATTGCCGGTACCGTTCTATGGTCAAACGCTGGTGGTCCTCGATGGACAGGCCTGTCCTCTCGAGAATGAAGTCCTCGCACATGTAATCCTGCGCCACGGCTGCTTGCAGCTCGCCCGTGTTCGCCCACCGAATAATGTGCTTGGCATAATCCTCGACTGGCGTGCGCCATTTCCCGTGTGTGGAGATCTCGGTGAACGCTCCACTGTCCATTATCCATTCGTTGATGTAGAACTCGCCCTTGCGGTTTCGAATTCGGTTGATGGAAATCATCGAGCGTTTGAACGGCCAAGCATGGGACGGGTTGTCTAGGCCGATGAAGAAGTTCACGCATTCACCAACTTCCATTTGTTTTGCGCGAGTCGGTCGAGCGTTGCCTTCACTTGTGCGTGCGTCCAGCCAGTTGGATCAAACCCAAATCGTTTCAACGTCTCCACTTGCTTCGCGCTCGCAGGATGCTTTTTGTAATACGAGGTGATGATGGCCTGACCCTGCTTGTAACCAAATCTCTCCGGGTCGCACCCAGCGAGGCGCAAAACGCGTGACTGTTTTTCGCTGAAGAACCGGCCATCTTTGGAGCGGCGTTTATGCAGTGGAATCCGTTCGTGATCGTTGGAAAACGGATTCACTTCGGTGAGGTGAAATTCTGACCTCGCCAGCAGATGCGACTTGCGCGACTCCTCGAGCTTGCGCGCTTTCTCCATGGCCAATTGGCGTTGCCGCTCAATTTCCTCTTCGGCATTGGACATGGTCACCATGATTTTAACCGGCGCTTCCTTCTCCATGGCGACTTTCACCGCTTTCTCTTTTGCAGCCTCGGTCACATGACCACCCAAAATATCGGCCACGGTGATGAGCTTGTGCTTGCCACTGTTGCCGACGAAATCAAGGATGCGGCAGAAGGGTTTGGCGCTCTGGGCAATCAGCAGTCGGCGCACATCTGCCTCAGGAATGTCGTCCACCACTCCTGGCAGCGTGCGCGTGGAACGGCCGACCATCTGGGCATAGAGCGATCGGCTCTTGGTGGGGCGTGCCATCACGATGAGCTCCACCCATGGATTGTCGTATCCCTCGGTGAGCACCATGGCGTTGACGCAAACTGAAATCTCGCCGGTTTTAAACTGGGTCAAAATTTCCTGTCGTCTTTCCTTCGCAGTTTTTCCGCAGACCCACTCCACACCGTCCATGGCGCGGCCAAAGATATTGGCGCACATCTCCGCGTGGGCCACGCTAACCGTGAACACGATGGTGCGTCGTGGCTTTCGGCCCAGTGCCTTGAAAAAACTTTTCCACTCCGGAACGGGGACCTCGTCCAGCGTCTTGGGTTTAAGCGCGAACATCGCTTCCAGGCTGGACTGGCAAATTCGTTGCGTGGTCGACTCGATCATCATGACCTTTTCCAGATCGCCCTCGTTCAGATCGCCGCAGGTCGTTTTGATGTGGGAATAATCCAGCGAACCGACCTTCACAAATTGCTGGGTGATGTCGACCAGGTAGCCATCACGGATCGCGTCCAGAATGCCATATTTGTAGGCGACGGATTTGAACACCTGCCCGAGTGATTCTTCGTCGGCCCGATCGCTGGTCGCGGTTACGCCCAGCAACCGGCAGTTGGGATTTTGCAGATACCAGTTAATGGTTTCCCGCCAGGTGGCTGCAGTGGAGTGGTGACATTCGTCGGCAATGATCGTCTCGAAATGATCTGGGTTGAAGCGTTTGTAGCGCCGGTTGTCCTTAGGCCCGCTGCACTGCGATTGAATCGAGGACACCACGACTGGTGCCCTCCAGATGCCGTGCGTATTGGCGTACTGGTCGGCCTGCTCCACCTCCACATTGCACTGACAAATCTCCATGAGCTTCTCTCGCGCCTGAGAGAGTAGTTCACTGCGATGTGCCAGGATCATGGCACGTTTCGGCAGGCGCGATTTTACAACGCGACCGAACACCACGGTTTTTCCGGTGCCGGTGGCCTGCTCAATGAGTGTGGATTGGACCTCGCGAAATTGCTGGTTGATCGCGTCAACTGCCTCCGTCTGATAATACCGATCTTCAAACATGGTTCTTCTCGTTCTTCTGCCGGTCGGCGATTGCTGCCAACCGGATGTTCCTGATCTCCTGTGGGGTGTTGTGCTCCCATTGGAATTTGGAGATGAGCCCCTTGTTGCGGCAGTAACCGCACCCGTGCGGTTGCATGCTCGGGAATCCCATGCACTGACTGCAGACTGTGTACGGTTTGGCTTCACTAATCGAAGTGTAGAGCGCGTTGATATCAACGATGATTCCGTTGCCCATGCGCGCAAACATTGGGTCTTCTTTTTTGATCGCTTCACTCAGATGGGTTTTGATTCGAGTGATGCTGGTCATTAGATCCTGCACCTCCTGCTTGCGGTGCCAGAATGGGAGCGCCTCATCGGGAATGATCTCGCCGATCTCATCGTAGAAAAGTTTCTTCAGGACGCGAACCGGGGCCGGCGTGGTAGCGGTAACGGTTTCCGCAGCTTCAGTGATGCCGTTTGCAGTGATATCACCGTTCCGCGATGCCTCTTCCAGCACTTCCTCGCGCTGCTCTTCCGGAACATTGGCGACCGCGGCAGCTTGAGCAGCGTTGGTGATGAGCTTCGCGAATTCCTTGGGCAAACTGGTCTTCACCTCGTGTGCTTTGATAAGCTGATTCATCCGCCTGGAGGTGATGTCCCAGCGTTGTTCACAGTACTCTTCAAACGATTCGTAGTGCTTGCGCCAGAGTTTCAACTCGCGGATTTTGGAGAAGGAAAACAGGCAGTCCCAGAAGCCACTCAGGTTAGCTTCAATCTTCTCTTCACAGTCGGTTAGTTCGAACTCCTCCCCATCGCTTAATGGCTTCAGGATTTTTAGGCTCATGGACAGTTTTCAGTGGACACAAAACCGGGAAAATATTTTCCCCAAAATCTTGCAAGTGGTTGTGGTTTCAATTTTCTCATTTCTGACAATTTTAGAAGTTCTAATGGTGAGTTATCGTATAAGGATAACCGATTTGCAGGACGCACACCACCGTCCAAAAGGCATCGACGGGGATTGTCGACACACGGCAATGTGCATCCAGCGAATCGGTTGTTTTGAGCCAGCGACTTTGGAATCGCATCCGATGATTAGCCCACAGTCTGTCCCCACTTTCAAGAAGTACTTGCTAACAAGTTATTCACAGTGGTAAAACGGTGCAGGTTAATGGTGGTATTCATAAGGTTGCCCCGGGTTCTGAGCCCGGGGTTTCTTTCCTCGGGCCGAATGTGGACGGTTATCTTTCTTTGACCCCGTCCGCTAAACCTTGCCCGAGGATTTTTTCTTTACAGGATTTGCAAATCCTGCTAACGGATATCCATGGCTCATGTTGCAGGACGCTTACAACCAGGCCATGGCTGCGTGACTACTCCACCGGGGTCGGCATAAGCTCCACGCGTTTTTTCACCGATTGTTCAATCTCATCAGTGGTGGATCCCAGGACGAGGAGCGCCCGACCTTCCTCGTCCATTTTCTTTTGGTCGCCCGACTGAAATGCCTTGAAGAATTCGTTGTAGTGATGCCCACGCACGACTGAGAGTGCGTGGCGCATGACGTCGAGGGCGGGGACACCATTGCGCTGTGCGGCATCGGTGATTTGCTTGCTCATCTCGGCGATGCTGCCCTCTGACGGTGTCTGGCCGCGCAGGAACGAGCGAAGACGATTGGGCTCTGTCGCCAGTTCGAACACGCTTTCGTATGCCTGCTGCGCCTTATACTTGGTCATGCCCTTGCGGGCCGGCACGGAGAGCGCCAATTGATTTCCCATGAACGAAAACGGCAGCGCCTGCTTCCCGATCGCCTGAGCGCGCTTCGGCAAACTCTCGATGAACGACTCATGGTCCTGTTTCCACGGCGCTTTGAAGTCGCCTTCGGTACCGGCGATCTGCTCGAACACCATTGCCGCTGGTCGGCTGGCCTTGGACAGGATTTGTTTGTCGAAGTCGGTAAACCAATTAATGATTTCCGCCGGTCGCTTGCCCAGGTTGACGTAGTGCCGAGTCGGATCCTTCTTATCAGTCCACGGCAAATGACGTATGACGGGTGTCACATCGACACGACCCTTCTGGTTCAGCTCGTTGTCCCAGATGAATGGTTTGTCGCCCTTCTTATCGTCACCCAGTAATTTGTAGATGGCGTATTGCGCGGCGACAGTTGCCATGGCGAGCGCTGCCAACTCCGCACCCCAAAATCGCAAGCGTCGGGCATTGCCACCGAGTCCCTCTTTCTGTGTGGGGAAAGTTTCCCGACCTGCAATCCGAGGTGCCTGCTCGCGAACGGTCGAGGCCACATCAGACAATCCCGGCACACTGCGGAGCGTGGAAATCGTCCAGTCCGGTGCCAGGAAAAATCGGCTGAATATTTTTCGCGTGCCTGGGCTCATCCAGAATTTGGTCTGCCATTCCTGACCGCCATACGCATCGTTGAGAAGTGAGGCAATGCGTTCCTTCACTTGCTTGACATCGGTGCCTGGTGGCGCGCTCTGCAGCGCCTTCGACACGAGGTCGTGGTAGGTGACAATCTTGAAAGCGTCGTGGGTGTTTTTCCAGAGTCCTTCCTGCCGCCATTGCTGGATGTCGCGCGCGAGTCGTGATGTCTTTCCCAGTACTGGTGTGTCGCGCAACTTTGCCGCCAACCGATCGAGGAATGTGCGGGCTGCGTGCTGGTACGCTTCACTGTCGTTGAATCCGAACTTGAGCCCGTGCAGAGCCGCGTCATAAACAATCTCCCGCATCTGCAGCATTTCCTTGCCGAGGCCTCGAGTGGATTGGAACAGCTCCAGTTGGCCGGTGATCGGATTGCGTTCCATGATTCGAATCAGCCCACGCAATGGATTGAGTGGCGTGGCCATCGAACCGACCGCGGCACTGCGCAGAGTGAGATCGTGGAATAGAGAAAACGCAAATGCATTGGCTCGAGTGAACGCGTTGATGGCATCATACGCTTTGCCGATGTCGCCTGAGATTGGCGTTTCCAGAATTTGACGCGCTGCATGCCAGACGTCGGGATGGATGGCCGCGCCACCTTTCCACAGCATGAGTCCACCAGGTGTCTGCCGTGCATACACGCGCTGAATGAGAGGATTGTTGGTGATCACCCAACCTGCAGGAGCCTGACTGGCGGGCACGACCACCGGTTCCCCGGATGCAGTCGTTATGTTCTTCAGATCGGCAACGAACTTTCGGTTGGTGGCTACTCGCCAATTGACTCGAGCATTCAACTCGTAGGTGACCGTGGGATCCTGGGTGATCGGAGTGAGCCCCATTTCCACCGCCTCTTTCAAGGTCGGCAACTTACGCTGCTTGGCGTGCGGCGAGTCCTTCAAAAACCTGCTGGCCACCGCGCTTCTTTTGGCCGAGCTGTCGACGTAGAAATGGCCGAGGTAATCCTCGATGTAACTCAGGTATTCACCCTCTTCGGTGTCCTTGAGATATTTGTTCTGTTCCTGCCGCTGCAGTTCCTGGCCGAGCCGATAGTCCTTGGCCAACCGCTCCATCTTCGGAGTCATCCGGTTGCGGACACGGTCGATGGTGTCGCCTGGTTTCTCGAGGTTGCCGATACCCTCAACAAATGCGCCGACGTCATTGCGTTGATTCTTATCCGGAACGCGCTTGCGCCATTCCTCGGCATCGATGCGTGCCCCTTCCACTTCCGCCACTTCGGTTCTGACTGATCCTTTCACCCGATCTTCTGCCGCGACGGCTGCGTCACGTTCACGAACCGGCGGTGGAAACTTCGGCGGTACCGGTACCGCTCCAGGCATTGCGGTGCCTGGCTGTGGCGCGGTACCGGTGATGCCTGCTAACGCCGCAGGCAAAGTTGGCGAAGGAGGTTTGGGAACCACGTTCCCCGCGACGATGCCCTGAACTATCTCCTCAGTGTTACGATCGCGAGTCAGTGAATCTTCAAACCCCTTCGTAAATTTCGGTGCCATGGTGGCCGCACGATTCCGGTCGTGCGCATACAGCGCGAAGTAATCCGCAATGAGTTCGGTGGCGCGCTTGCGATACTGGATGTGGCCAGGACTGCCGACCATAGGACCACGCATCAAAACGCTGATTGGGGTCAGTTCGGTGTGCAGTTCCTTGCCCAATCGTGCCAGGTCCTGTGGACTGGTCGTAGGATAGGTTTGCGCTAACCGTTCCGCGAGACTGCGCTGGCTTTCACCATAGTTTTGAACCGGCCAGAGCCTGCCATCCAGAGCGTGACCGATTTCGTGCGACACCGTCATTTGATTACGGACATCGCCGACTTCGATGAGGTCTTTCTGGAGCGTGCGAACAAACTGGCCCAGGACGCCTGGGCGTAGCGTGGCTCGAGAACGCACGAGCGAGCCCAACTGGCGACTGGCTTCCATCAGCTCGGCCGGAAAATTCGGTCCACGGTCAGGCACACCTGCAGGCAGACCGTGAGTGGGGCCACCGCGAGCTTGTTGCCCCTCCTCCTGATTGGCCATCACCTGCTCTTCCGGTTCCTCCGCAATTGGACCGAGGTCTTTGCCTTTAATGTTCTTCTCAATCCACGCGGCGAGGCCTGGCTTCTGGGTCCAAACGTGCTCTCGGGCGTCCGACCAGTCGTCCAGATTGAACCCACCGAAATCGGTAAGGCCCAAACCCTTAAGCTTGTCCAGGGCGAACGCTTCTTTGAAATCAGCATCCATGTAATCCGTACTGCTGAGTCCACGCCCTGTTTGTTTGTTCATTGCAGCTTCAGCTATCTTTTGAAGCTGCAACTGGTGGAATATTTCCGGATGAGCGTAGCGGACGTATGCCGCGAGTTTTCGCTGATCCAGCGTGAGGGGTGTCGGTCGTTTTGCTCCGGAAGTAACGTCCCTAATAAAATTCAAAATGCCCTTCTGCGCATTGGGCCAATTGGCCGAGTGTCCCTTCAACTGGATGCCAGTGACAGCTTTGTACAGCTTCTGGAACTCTGGATCTCCTACTGCATCGCGCACCGACTCGGCCAGGTAATCCGAGTTGGGATGCCACGCCCGACGAAACTCCTCTTCGTAGTCGCCAATCTCTTCGGCACCTTGTTTGCGTAACGCGGGCTCATCGATAGGAACAACAGGCGAGCGTTTTGGTGCTTCTGGTTTTGGCTGGACCTGAATGGGAGGAGACAATTTCTTCGTTAACGACTGTTTCAGATCGGGATCTGGTGTGCCCCCAGTGAGTGCGTCGATGATTGTCTTAAGTTCCGCATCACTGAGTTGTGGTGTGACGGTTTTGGGTTTTACCGGGGCCGGCGCTGCAGGTTTGGGTTCGGGTTTGAGCTCGCCTGCTTCTCCTTGACCTGTCTCAGCAGTCTCTTCAGCTTTCTCAATCCACCCGGGACCGTGCCATTTTTTTACCAGCGCCTGTTTAAGCTCCGGATCGAATGTCCCGGGAGGTCCAGCTTCTCCGCGTTTTACAAACTCCCCAGCCTCTTCACCTGTGAGTGAATCGATGATTTCCTGACGACCTTCCTTCGGAGCAGTTACTAACTTCTGCCACTTGCCCTGCAGCTTGGCCTGTCGTTCGCCTTCCATGCGCGCTTTGACGTGCGATGGAACGGCAGCGGAAGTGGTTACAGGTGCCGCCGGTGCTTGAGCGGTAGGCGCTGCAGGAGATGCTGGAGTAGCGGCAGCTTTCTCTGCTGCCTTTTGCTTCAGATACATTTCGTAGTTGGCACCAGAAATTGGATGCTTGCCCTTGGTCGCACCCATCAATGCGCCACCAAGGAAAATCTGTTTTGCACCTTCCTTCTGCGCTGCCCCGATGTCCCCTTTCCCGAACGCTTCCTTCATCGCCTTAAGGGTCGCATCGTATTTCGCCTGCAGTGCAGGCACATCTTTCTCGGTAAGCGTCTCTCCGTATTCGATTCCAACTCGGTGGCCGCGCTTGCCCATCACCTGTTGGAGTTCTGCCGTGGTCAACCGGTCAACGATGTCGGGTGTGAGGTTCTGTCCGATGTCCTCGACAAACTTTTTACGCAAGTCGTCGGCTTTTGCCTTCACCTGCTCTGGTGTTGACCCTTCCTTGATGCTGAAGCCCGCTGGTTGTCCCGTAATTGGATCGGTGATGTCAAACTGCCAAAGGTTCCTGATTGGCTTGCGCGCGGCAATGCCCAGGTCTTTGGCAATCTGCTCGTGTGGGGCTAGTGATACTTCACGTGGCGCTTGTCCTTCGACATTCGGCTGAACTCCTGCGCCACCTTCTTTGGCGGGCACTTGCCCTTCATTGAGCTTGGGTTGTTCTTGCACCCCGCCATGAACTTCTGCTGCTTTCTGGTCACTGCTGGCACTTGTTTCCTTTGGTTGTGCAGCCTCTGGAGCTGCGGGTTGTAGTGGCTCTTTTTTAAGAGCTTCCGAAATGACTTCGCCAGGGGTCAGCATCGGCCGTTCCACCGGCACAGCCGTGCCGCCGATGTCGACAATCTTCTCATTCGCCATCCGCTTGTTCTGGTACCAGTTCTTGACGACGTCCTGAACGTCGGGGACTGCTGGACCTTCCCCGGGTCGGCGCAAGATTTCTGGTGTGGGCATTGCCTCTGGGAGCGGGGTGACCGCACCTTTTGCCGCATGCCCCATCACTGCAGCGGAAACCAACGAATTAACAATTTCACGGGTCGCAGTCAGCTTGTCGCCGCTGTTGATGGCTTCCATAATGCGCGCAGCCTGGTCTGGTGCATTCCTGAGCATGTCCAATGCATAGGCGCTGGAGATTCCACGTTGCGTCAGTGATGCGAGTCTGGCGCCTGCGACTTCCGGACCCATGACACCTGCAGTCATCACCGTAGCCATGCCCGCAGGAGAGGTCATGAAGTCCACTATTCCAGCGATTGCCTGTTCACCACCAGCGATGATCTGACCGCCTGCCTTCAACTGTTCCGGTGTTGATTGGCCGGCCCGCAACTTGTCGATGTAGCCCGCAATTTTTGTGCCCGTCTCCTCGCTCATCTTCGGTACCGGCATCGAGGTCGGCATTTGCATCACTTCAAACGGCGTTTGGGGATGCTGCAACCGATATGGGCTCACAGGTTCCTCGAGCACCTCTCCGGGTTGTTGAGTGACCGGTTCGCCGCGCGCCATTTGTTGCGCCATAGCCGAAATTGGGGGTGGCCGAAATGGAGTTGGTCCAATTGTTCCCGGGGCAGGGGCAGGAGCTGGAGCAACCGGCGTGGCGGCACTCGTGGAATCTACAGGTTGAATGCCTGGGCCCTGTTGCGGATACAACTCGGGGTGCGTGCGCTGAAAGAAATCCAAACCCGCATCGATGTCGGTGTTGCGCTGAGTCTTGGGAAGGAAATCTTCGTCAGTGAACGTGTGCTGGCTCTTCGGTGAGAAGTCGTCCTCTGTGAAGTCGTATGCCACGGTGCACCATTACTGCATTTCCTCGTTCACCGCCTTAATAATCTGCTCTTTTGTCCAGTCAGGATGTGCGATGCCCAGCTCGTGAGCGCGCTGAATTTTGCTCTTCGGTTTAGGTGGCGCTACCGCTGCTGCAGGTGGCGCTGGTGCTGCCACTGGAACTGCAGGTGCCGCTGCTGGAGCTGCAGGGGGTGCAATTGCTGCCGGTGGCGCTGGCCGATCTTGTAAGGGTGGGGGAGTTTTGGTGGGGCCACGCTTGATTTCGTTGATGCGATTAGTGATCTCCAGTAGTCGGTGCTCGTCCTTCTGATTCTCTTCCGGGTTCGCCATTCCAACTCGTTGCGCGAACGCTTTTCCAGAAAGTTTCTTCTCGAGAGCATCGCGCTCATGACGCAGGTCGCGCAAATCTTCAGTGTCCGCTTTGCTGATGGTCGTGGATTCCGGTGGCGTGTAGACCGTCGTGGCTTTTCGAGTGACTGGATCGTATTCAATCAGCGGGAACTTGCCTTCACGAATTACGGGCTTTCCGCCCTGACCCTCTTTCAGCTGCGTTCGGGTGATCGCGCTTAGTACGGATGCGCTCACGGGATTTTTACGGTAGGCATCCATGATGTTCGTGCCGCTAGAGACGTCAGCTGCAAACGCTTGCTCGCGTTGAAATGCCATTGCCGCGTCTTTCGACTTTTGATCAGCGATTGCTTTCGATTCCTCGAGACGACTCTTGGCCATTCCGATTTGAGCGTCGTGATACGCACCTTGCATTGCCAACTGTTGGTCCTGGCGCAGGCGATTTTGCTCGGCAATTTCCTTGCGCGATTGCATCTCCATTTTTGCAATGTGCTCTTGTTGCGACAGGCGAGCCCCTTCCATTTGGAGCTGCTGACTGTGCTGCATCGCCTGTTGAGCGAGATGCGCACTATCGCTCTCCCTGGCTTCCTGCAGGCGTGCGCCCGCTTCACCGGCCTGAGCGCCTGACGCAATTGCGCCTGCGACATTCGGCCCGTGCAGCCACGGCATTGGGATATCGAGTGCCATTATCCTCCACCACCAGCGTATTCTGAAGATTCAAACCCTTGATTGGCCCCAGCGCCACCACCGGCCAGTGCTCCCTGCTCTTCATCGTAAGTTAGGCCCGGATAAAACGCACCACTGGTTGGTCCGTAGTTGTAACCACGATTGCCAGGTGCCCCGACGGCAAAGCCAGCGTTCCACGGTTGTGCACCAGGCCAACCACCGGGAGGAGGTGAAGCTGTCGCAGTCATCACGCCACCGGTATCAGGCGAACTCATGTTGTAAGACGGAAATCCCAGCGAATCGGTGGGAGGGTTAATCCCCATCCCACCCCAGTTACTGTGCGTTGGGCCAAGTGTTCCGCCACCACCCCATCGACCGGGACCATTGCCGTATCCGCCGGCCCCCTGAGCGTACTGCATGCCCTTGAGCCAAAGATTGAACTGCTCTTGTGCGGCGAGCTTGGGATCTGGCGCTGCCGCAAGGTCGGTGTTGCGCGCAGAGATCTGTGCGGCCAATTCCGGATGCGTCATCGTGGGTCCGAGGCCGGAAACCATCGCGAGATAATTCTGAATCCCCTTTTGCTGCAGCCCTTCACTGAAGCCAGCAATGTTGCCGAACAATTGGTTTTGCTCGAGCCCACTTCCAGGCATGCCGTTCGCAGTGCCAAATTCCGCCGCTCCCGTCTTCAGAGCGTTCATTGTCTGCGGGCTTACTTGTCCACTTTCCTGACTTCCAATGAGACTGCTCGTGGTGGCAGTGTTGCCGGTGAAGCCTGGCACGGCTCCCGACAGCTGAGTGAACACATTTGGCGGGATGGGGATTGGCCCAGGCACGCTGCCGAATCCTGTGCGACCACCCGTTCCGGTGGTGCTGAGCATGTTCGTTGGCATATTACATCAACCTCCCAATCGACCGTCGTTCAAGCGTGGCAGTGCCGTACGGTTTGAATCGTACCGGAGTAGCATCCACCGGCAGTTTATTTCGGAGCTGCATGTTCAGTCGAAGCACTGCGGCCCGAAGTCCTTTTTCCTGACCGTCGAAATCGTATGCATCACCCAGCTTCATGGCCTGGTAGCCCAGTGCGAGTGCATCCAGCGAGTCAATCAAAACCAAGTCGTTGTCGTTCACGACCGGGACGAATGCCAACTTCACGTAGGCTTCAATCTTGCTCGGGAATTGCTGGCAGTTAGTGGCCACGCATCCGCCCTGAGTCAGTCTCTGGGTGCGATAATCCGGATTGGTTTCGTCCGGAGCGTATACGGCTAATGGAAACGTGTTGGTGCCATCAAACTGGTAACCGTAAACTGGTCCAACCGTGACATCCTTGATCACTCGCGTTATCTGCCGGAAGAGCATCGGCGCCTGGACGAACGGGAGAGCCAGTGATAGTACGACCCCGGGTTGGATGGTGCCGTCGCTTCGCTGTGTGATGATGTCGAGTCCATTCCCATCAACTCCAAAGAGGGTAATGGTTTTTCCAACGTCGGCTGCTTGCGTGATGTAAAACTGTATAAACCGATTCTGGTTGCACGGGATCTGGTTGAAGACCGGACTGGTGCCCTGGTCAACCAGAGCAAGATCGTTAGCACACAAAAACGAGCCCGTGCGGTTGAAGTGATTAACGTGCTCAGGCAGCACCGCGTTGAATTCCATCCATCCGTTTTTGATTGGGGCGCTCCCACATCGATTGAATCCTTCCACTGTGCCGACATAACGGTTCCATGTGATGCAGTTGTTGTAGATGCAGCCTCGAGCGATCTTGAGAGTGTTCCACCAGTTGCCGCGATCGAGGAGCTCGCGGATGACGTCATTGGTGATCTGGGCGAAATCTGGCGACTCCGGACACACACCGGCAACGCGAACTACCCGACTGGATTTGACGTCACCAAAGGTCAGCATGGTATTGTTCCGTACATCTGTTGTGGTTGGGGGTCAAGGCTTTCCGCAGTTCACTCCGATGGTGACATTCCTGTTGAAGCCTGAATTATTATTCGGATCGGTGAAAATAGTGACGCCTTTATACTTGATAATAAACGGCAAAATGCTGTTCGGGCCTTGAAAGCTGATACAATTCAAAGTGGTCAATGGCGCAACGGTAGGCTGGACCGAATTGGTGCAATTACTTCCATCGAGTTTGCAGCACTGAAGCGTTGAGCTGTCGAATGAGGTGAGTGTTGCCACGTTTTGGACAAAAATATCTATCTCACCTCCGGCAGCACCGTTCGTTTCGTTGATTGAACATGCCACTCCAAAGAACGGGCAAAAGCTGTCGGTAGCCTGCTGGTTAAGGTTGGCTTTTATGATTGCTGTAGCTGCGTCAATTTGAGTCTGGGTCAATCCAAACACGTTAAGCTGTTGAGTGAAGGCGCATGCGGGAATTACCACAGTTCCACCTGTCGTGGCGCAGAAAAAACTGTTGGGGTCGTTGCAGATCGTAATGAACTGATGCGACGTGCAGTTGACCCCCGGTACCATTCTGGCAATGCAGATTGCTTGTTGGCCGGCCCATTCAGCCTGCATCGATTGTGCTGCCGCGGCTATTTGGGCCTGAGTGGATCCAGAATCGAGCGTGCGCGTGATCAAACTGTCACATCCCTGCAGCTGTAGAACGATCTGGTCGCCTGGTTGGACTATCGGAGGAATGACCGGAGGGATAGTGCTGGCCAGAATCGAAATCGTTTGGGGAAAAGTTCCCGGTGGGCAGTAGCACCCATCCGGACAGTCGACAATGAAGCTGTAATCCAATGCGCTGTAGATCGCGCCATCTATGCCCGATGCCAGGTCTGGCGGGTTCGCGCACGGCAGTGGAATGCATTCTCGACACGCCATATCAGCATACGTTCGAGCAGGCCGGTGGAGCAAAGGTGGGCTCGGGGATGGTGTAAGCGCCGAAGCGCGCCCCGACAAATTCGCATTGCCCCTTCACGACCAATTTGAACTGAAAAGTGTAGCCCAAGTTTAACGCTCGATTGGTCGATGGGTCGCACGGCACTGCGACCGGCGTTCCGAGTCCCATGCGCGGCCGGAATTGTGGTTTGTTGGTCGGAGAATTTGCGGTGGGCGCGGTGGCGCATTCACTCCACTGATGCCACGGGATCCAGCACGGGTACTGGTCGGGTTTGTAGAACGCCTGGAAGTCCACTCGGCCAACGAGCTTGTCCACCATGATTTCACCGTTAAAGAGCTGCTTGAAAGTTTTCTCTCCCGGACTGCGATCGCCAAACGCCATTGCTCCGGTTGAAAACCACCACTCAATTGCCTGCGTGCCGTTGTCGCCCACCATGGGAGCGGGATTATTTTCCACATCCGATGCAACTTCCGGCATCTGTTCCCAAAGCTCGAGCGTCTGCAGCACGGTGTTGTAAACAAAGTGGTAGCAGCGCTGCACTAGCGCGAATTCTCCGATCATCATCTGGAAGATGTTCAGTCCAGGCCAGGCACCGTCGTAGGCCGGTGGCTGCTTCTCGCGCACGGTAGAAATGAGATCGTTGTTCAACGATATCAGCGCCTGGTGATAAACTCCCTGCACGGTGGAAATCGGACTGGCCGACATCAGCGCACGGTTGTCGAAAAATCCTCCGGTTCCATTTGGCAACAGCGCCTGGTTATCGAATCTCAGCACGCGTTCGATTTCATGGCTGATTGGCGTGCGCACCCAGGTGTTGAAATCCTGGCTCGAGAGAATCAGTGAACGAATGCCGTCCAGTGCGCGGGCGAATGTGTCTGAGTTAACAAGGAAAGTGGAGTACTGGCCGAGTCCACCGTTCCCGATTGCCGCCTCGGTTTGAATCGGGTTTGTGAGCGTCTGCCATGCGAGTCGGTCGACTGGTGCATTGTTGCTGAACACATGCGTTGGCGTGAAAATCATCAGTGGTCCCTGACCCAGCGCACTATCGAGTTGCGCGGTGAAAATCATGGCGCGAATGTCGCCAATGGATCCGGGGACTGTGAAGGTGCCGCCACCGGCAAGGAAATCGTTCTCGGTGATGTTCAGGATGGAATCACGAAAGTTGAGCGCCTTCGTGCCTGATGGTCCACCGACGATGTCGCCAGCGATGTAATCTTTTCCGTTGGCCAATGCCATCCATACGCGACTGCGACCGTAGGCCATTTGCCTTCCTATTGGAAATTGTCGAACGGCAGTGGTTGGCGGCGAGGTTAATATCGAGCCTGCCGCAACTGGAATTGCAACCGGTGGGTCGGTGCCCACGATGTTGACGGTGACCGTGATGGTTGGTGTTCCAGCGCCAGTCTGCACGGTGCCAGAAATAGGAAATGTGGTTCCACCGTTGATTACGAACGGATCTCCATTTGCCCCAGTGAAATTTCCGGTCAACTGAATCGTGATGACTGGAGGTGGTGGAGCTGGAACGGAATTGATGTTGTAACCTGTGGGGATGAAAAACTTCGTGGAAATTGTGAAGGTCGGTGAGGGCAATGGACTGCCGTTGCTGCGCGCCGTGGTGGTGCCGTTGAAAAACACCGGCAGCTTAATGCCGTCATTCCAGAACACGTAATTTTCCGCCTGGATGAGCCAGCACTGTGTCGCAGTGGCGGTCTGTGGGTTCCCGCCGGTCACCTCGATGACTGTGGCAACCGTGCCGATCGGGATGAACTGGAACAACCGGCCCGAGATGGATGCCACCAGGGTTTCAGGACCAGCGTCGGGCTTGTAATAACAACCACCCTGCCAGAGTCCTTTGATGACCGCGTTGGTGATTGTCGGGTCGGTGAAATTAAGCGTGAGAATTCGCCGCGGCGGGCGAGGATGAATCAGGTCGCCGCGATTGGTGAGGTTGGATCCCCACACCAACTGGTTTTTCGGAAGCAGCAACGGACTGGTGCCACTGTCCATCCCATCTTGGAAATCGAACAGGTAATCAAATACAGCATTCTGCGCGAATTGACTCGATGGCATTAGGTGAGTCGCAACGGGATGGCTTCAAGACTGCCTGCGTCCACTGAAAGCGTTCCTGCGGTGTTCACGGTATCAATCTCAATGCTCACCTGAATATGATCGTTCGCATTGCCAGCAGAGTATTTGACTGGAGGTATTACCAAATGATGAGTTGGAAAACTCAGCGGACCTTGCACCGGACAATTGATCACCCCCGTTGAGAGTGTTGTGCCCTGAGTGATGTTGCGAATCTTGGCGCTGATGTGGCGGGTGGCCGCGGCAAACGTGGTGCCAGCGAAATCAACCGTGACATGACCGCGCAGCTCGTAAGTGCCGGTTGCCGGAAGCTGGACGTCAATCGCCGCAACCTGAACCGGACCTGCCCCGAGGATTACCTGAGCTGTGCCAGTTGCCGCGCTGGAAACCAACGAGTCCTGGCCGAGTCCGAGAGCAGTCTGTGCTCCAGCCTTGGTGGTGGATGCAGTTCCGCCTTGGGCAATTGACACCGGAACGGCTGGAAGAAAACCAGCGACCGAAACTACTGCACCAGTGCTGACGCTGACTGTCTCATCTGCCACGCGAAGATTTTTAACCGTGATGTTGTTGGGCGAAGGAATGGCAGTGATGACCATCGCGAGTGGTCCGGGATTGGCGAGCACAACGCCTGGTCCCTGACCGGCGATGATGTCCTGACCAACAACGAATGCGAGCGAACTGGCGACGGCAATTGTGTAAGCGGTGGTGGTGTCTGCGGGGGTTGGTCCAATCGGAGCAGTGGCTGTGGTGAACGCTGAAACTCCATTTGTGCCATTGGCGCCTGCCGCACCCGCTGGTCCCTGTGGGCCTGGAATTACGACCGGCGGTATAACAGCGCCACAGCTCGAGCAGCAGTCAGCAATTCCACTCATGATTCGACTTTGCGCGTGGGGGTGCCTAACGTCAAGTGCCTTATGGCGTTGTGGAAATACGGGTTGCCCTGGAAAGAAGATACCGACCCGCTCAAAATCGAGTTCGTAATGATGCGCCGTGGCGGGCGTTATGTGGATCCCCGGTACGGCCAGGTTGGCAACGGATTGTTCTTCCACTACAAGGCCTCGCAGATTCTTCTCTGGCCCGACGACTATCACCATCGCTGGTCGGATCTTATTCTCGAGGAAATCCTGCAGAACACGATCACTGCCATTATTGGCCCCAAGGACACCGGCAAAACGCACGTGGCATTGTCACGGTATGGGCTAACTGATTACTTCGCGTTCCCGCAGAACACTCTGGTCATTCTTTCATCCACGACATTGCCAGCGCTCGAGGCCCGCGTTTGGGGCGACCTGAAGAACCTGTTTCAGAAGGCGAAATTCCTGCACCCGTGGTTGCCAGGTGTTTATCTCGAGGGCAAGAAGGCAATCTCTACCGACGACCTCGAGGACAAGGACACATTCGCGCGCGACATGCGAAAGGGAATTATGTGCGTGCCCTGCAAAGACGAGAAGGGCGAGTTCCTGTCGATGGCCAGTTACGTCGGGATGAAGCAGGAGCGGCGAAGGCACCTGGGCGATGAGTTCCAGTTCATGGGGCAAGGGATGCTCGATTCCATCTCCAACATGAACAGCGGAAATTACAAGGGCGTGTTCACCGGCAACCCGATTGGTCAGAATGATCCGCTCGACAAGATCAGCGAACCGGAAGATGGCTGGGACAACTTCCCAGAGCCGAAAATCACGACCGTCTGGAAGAATCGCCGGTTCCTGAACAGTCGCACCATCTGCCTTTATGGTCCGGACAGTCCCGCGATCGTGGATTGCACCGACGGAGAGAAGCGCTACCAGGGATTGCTCAATCAGGACTCCATCAACCGCGTGGTGGCTGGATTCGGGAAGGACTCGCCGCAGTATTATTCGCAGGCGCTGGGGGTTCGGCGCAGTGGTCTGAATGCGAAACGCGTTCTGTCCATGAGCTTCTGCCGGATCCATCGCATCTTCGACAAACCCACTTGGGCCGGCACGCAAAGGGTGAAGATATTCGCGCTCGATGCTGCCTACGGTGGATGCGGTGGCGACAGATGCATTGGTGGCCATGGTGAATTCGGTAAAGTCATCGACGGCAACATGGTGCTCTGGGTATCGGAACCTCAGAATGTGCCCATCAACATCAACATGGCGCTGACGCCCGAGGAGCAGATTGCGATTTGGGTGAATTCCTACTGTGAGTCCAATGACATCCCAAAGAGCAACGTGTTCTACGACTCCACCGGTCGAGGAAGCCTGGGGCCACCCCTGGCGAAGCACTGCAGCGTGCTGATTAACGCAGTCGAGTTCGGCGGCAACCCGTCGAACCGGCCAGTGACCATGGACATGTATGTTTATGACGATAAGCTCAAGGCCCGCCGGTTGAAGCTATGCAACGAGCACTATCGCAAGTTTGTCACTGAGCTGTGGTGGACGGTGCGTTACTGCGCCGAGGCAGATCAGCTGCGCGGTGTGATCGAAAGAACAGCCGATGAGGGGTGCATGCGTGAATGGAAGGAAACCGATGGCAACAAGATCGAGGTGGAAACCAAAAAGGAAATGAAGGTCCGCACTGGCGGGGTGTCACCCGACGAGTTCGACTGGTTGGTCACCCTGGTAGAGGGCGCTCGTCGTCGTGGGTTTGAGATCCGGAAGATGGCTAACGCCGAGGAGGACAAGGGAAACAAGCAGTGGGTTCAAGACCTGGTCAACAAGGCGCGCCGGTTGCGGGAGAAGCATCAGTTGAATTATGCGGCATAGTGCGTTGAGCGTTTTCGATGTGCTCCGAGACGACTTCAAGAAGTCTTTTGTTCGCATACTCTAGCGCCATCTCGAGGTGAAAGCATAGCGAGCAGATTGGTCCGGTCTTGTCTTCAACGTGCGTCCCCTTTTTCGCCTCTTTGGACGTCGCATACAACTCATGACCGCATTTTCGGCAGGGCATCATCACAAGCCCTCTTTCTCAATAAACCAATCCGGCAGCTTCACATCATGCTCGTCGCCACGTTTGGTGGTGTGCTCGATGATGGATTTTGGAACCCAAATTTCATCAGGCACACGATCGGGATCTTTGGGATCCGTCTTGGAATACAGGCGGGCCTTTTCAGTTTCTCGAACGAGCCAGAGTCTCATTTTCCGTTTTTCCCCAGCCAGTTGATGGCGAAAACTGCCTTGTCGAACAGCTCGCGGGTCCAGTTGCGTTTGCCCTGCTCGAGGTCGGACAGATAGCACGCGCTGATGTCCATGTGATTGGCCAGGGCGGACTGCTGCAGCCCCAGCGTGCTGCGGACATGTCGAACTGCTTTCCCAATGACCTTGTGATTGGGCTCTTTCACCCGTTTGGTCTTGTAAACAAATTCAAGCTTGATTGGCACCGTTGGATCTTCGCAAGATTCGCAAATCTTGTAAAGTGGAGATTGACTTTATTTTCCAGCCTGTGTAAAACGTCACCATGCTTAGACTCAAGAGTCGTTCGCAATCGCCGCCTGGCGGGTTTATTTACCGGCAGCGGTTAACGGGATGGGAGAATCACAAGGTCGAACCGATTACCCAGTGGGATTTTTACGCACTCTGCCGCGCGCTCCAGAAGCATCGGCAATCCAATCCGCGCTTCAAGCTCGATACCAGCATGACCGCCATAGAGGCCGAGGTGGATTCGGTCAATGCGATGCGGGTGGCCAGCATTCCAGGCGCAGACAGTTACGTCATCGAGGATGCGGCACCCGCGTCTTTTCAACCGGCCCCCAAAGCGCTGGGCAAGCTTCAGTCTGTTGCGGTGGCCGCAAGTAGACTCGCCGCGGGGGCCCAAACACTATTGGCATGGGAACAATCGGGTGAAGCGCCGGTTGACGCTGGTGTATCGCAGCAGCGAGCCAGTGTCTGCGCCATTTGTCCCAAGAACGAGAGCGGCGACTTGTCCCGATGGTTCACCGTTCCGGCCGCAACACTCATCAAGAAGCAAATCGAGCGGTTGCATAACCTTTCGTTAACGACGTCCTTCGATGCGCAGCTGGGGGTATGCGGTGCGTGCCTTTGCCCGCTGAAGCTGAAGGTCCACACCCCGTTATCCTTCATTCTGAAGTTCATGTCTGACGAAGTGAAGGCAGCGCTGCAGAAGGAAAATCCGCGCTGCTGGATCCTGAGGGAAACCGATGCCCAAGCATAAGAAAATCTGGAAGAGCGAGGATCAGATCCTGAAGAAGATCGATCAGGCAAGGTATTTTGCTCAGCGCAAAGCCAAACAGTCCGAGGAACACAAAGCCTTGGCCGACGCACTGGCGCTCGAGGCGCAGGTCCACGAGGACATGGGAAGGTCAGTTCAAGCCGAGCATAAGCGCCGGAAATGCGGCGAGGAATTGCTCAAGAGCGAACTCGCGGCCCAGCTCAGCCAGCGCACTCTCGATAAGACGCTGCCCAGGCTTGGTGAAATTCTGTCGGCGTTCAGGACCGACACGATGTTCGAGGTAATGGGTAACTACAAAGGCGTGGTGGTGAAGTGAAGCCCTCACTTCCACAGGTCACGCTGCTGTGCGCGGACTGCACGCCAAAGCGTTCATGGGCACTTCGAGCGATTGAGAAATCTCAGGAGCAGTGTGATTTCGGGTTCGTAAATTTTATCACCCACCTTCCGATTGATAGCTTGGGAAACTACTCCCGGTTTTGCATTCAGGACATGCACAAGTACGTGGACACCTCGCACGCGCTGGTGATCCAGTACGATGGCTACGTGCTCAACGGTAATGCCTGGTCGGATGAGTTTCTTAAATACGATTACATCGGCGCACCGTTCAATCCTGCTGGCATCGTGGGCAACGGTGGATTCTCACTTCGAAGCAAGCGCCTGATGGAATTTATATCGAAGCAAAACTGGCCCGACTTTCATCCCGAGGACTCGTGTATTTGTGGACGACATCGAAGTGAAGTCGAGGATGCTGGACTCAAGATTGCGCCATTTGAAGTCGCGAAGGACTTCGCCATGGAAGGTCGCTCTTGGGACAACCTTGAATGGAAGGGCATCCCGCAATTCTGGAATGGTCAATTTGGATTCCACAGCCTGCTCACTCACCTGCCTGCTGACAAACGTGTTTGCAACATCTACACGCACTCCGGTGATGCCGGTGACGTTATTTACGGACTGGCGGTGGTGAAGGCGACCGGCGGTGGCATGCTGTTCCTGACGCCGCACAATAAGTATCCGCATCCGCTCGACAGTCGTTGGACGCGAATGGGCGGCGAGGCATCGTGGGTGGACAACCTGGCTCCACTCATCGAGGCTCAGGACTACATTCTGAAGTGCCGCTACACGCATGGGCATCCAGCCTCGACCACGCATGACCTGAACCGGTTCCGCATCCCGTGGAGGCAGCGCAGTGCCAAAGACAACGATACCATCCTGAAGCTGCACTGTGACGCATTTCGATTGCCGCTCCCAACGGATCCCTGGCTCACCGTTCCGAACCCAATTGTCACCAAGCCAATCGTGGTCAACCGCACGGCTCGCTACCAAGACCTGAACTTTAACTGGACGCGGTTCATCGAGCGCTTCCACAAGGAGATGGTATTCGTGGGTGAAGAGCAGGAGTATGAATTGTTTCGCGGATTCGCTCCGCACTGCAAATTTGATTACTGCGTGACGTCCAACGCACTGGCACTGGCGCGAGTTATCGCAGGCGCGCAGAAGTTTGCTGGCAACCAGAGTTTTGCGCTTGCCATCGCGCACGCACTGCACAAACCCGTGGCAGTGGAGGAGTGGCCTAAGAATCCAAACACCCGCATCGATCGGCCTGCAGCGATTTACGGGTTTCCGGAGCAGTGGGTATGAGTATCTACGGAGTAAAAATCACCACTCCAGCACCACGCAATGAAACTGATCGGTTCATCCGGTTTCGAAAGGGCGGGTTCAAAAAGAGTGGGATTTATTTTTACTGCATCGCGGTCGGTAACTGGAAAGCACTCAGTTGGTATATCAAAAAATGAGAATCTGTGTCGTCTACAATTACCCCACTAAGAACTTCGGTGGTGAGCATGTCGGTTACGCTCAGCGCTTCGTGGACTCGTATCGCCAGTACCCGCCGATGCACGACCACTCGATGATCGTCATCAGCAACGGTGGTCCACCCGCCGGTCGCGCTGTGGCGCAATTCTCATGGATTAAAGGCACGCAGATTATCCCTCGAGAAAACATCGGCATGGATATTGGGTCGTACCAGTTCGCCGCGCAGTCCATCAATTGCGATCTGATGGTGTTCTTTGGCGGCAGCTCCTACATTCGCGGAGCGGGATGGTTGATGCGGATGGTGAGCGCCTACCAGGTGTATGGTGATGGCCTTTATGGCTGCACCGGCAACCAGGGCGACTTAAAAATAAAAGTATGGCCGCATATCAGGACGACTGGCTTCTGGTGTTCGCCGGCCCTGATTAACAACCACCCGTTTCGAGTAAGGGACAATAGCGAGCGATACCCATACGAGCATGGTCCGATTGGATTAACGAGCTGGGTGCTGTCTCAGAAAAAGCATGCGATGATCGTAGGATGGCACGATGTAAAAACGGTCCACGAGTGCGACTCGATGCCTGGAACTTTTCACCGAGGCGAACAGGAAAACATTATCATTGGCGACAAGCTGACTGCGCCACCTTACTATCACGTGGCATGAGCATTCCAATCATCCTTTTCTATCACGGGCTATTTGTGCTGGGCAACCCGCCGGTCAAGCTGAGTTCGGCTCTTCCTATCGTTCTGGGCCAGATGCAGCAATACAATCGCAGTGGGCTCATTGAAGCTGCTTCTGAATTTCATGTTGGTATTAATGGCGGCGAGGAAAGCAAACCGTACTCCAAATTGTGTTTCCCGAAGAAGGCAGTCGTCGTTCATCACGGGCTCGATAGCAGGGCGGAAAACCTTACCGTCATGATGCTGTGGGTCCGGTCGCAGCATCTTTCCGAGGAAGCGTACATTTGTTACACGCACGCAAAGGGTGCGACTCATGCCCCGGGCAGTTCGTATGGCGAAACCGTTTCCAAGCCGTGGCGCGACAGCATGATGTCAGACCTGGTGGGGAACTGGCGAGAATGCGTCAATGCGCTCGACGCTGGGCACGACATCGCCTGCTCGCATTGGATGTGGAACATGGCGGATGGCACACAGCATATTCCGGCGGGAGGATTCCTTTGGGTCAAAGCTTCATTTGTGCGTAAGTTGCCATCAATGTTTTTACGCGATCGAATCAAGCAGTCAGGTATTGCTTCTGCCGAAAGTCGGTATGAGTCGGAAGTGTTTTGGGGCAATGGGCCTCGGCCAAACGTGTTCCAGTTCCGGCCAAATGGTGGTGGGGGTGTCCCGTGAAGCCCATCGCGGTTTTTTATCACACACTGTTTTTCAAAGGCGCTCCAGACCATCCCTGCCTGCACGGGTTCAATATATGCAAGGAGCAAATGGCAATCCTGAAGGCATCCGGCCTCGAGGACGCTGCCAGTGAGATCCGCGTGGGAGTTAACGGTGGCGAGGAGAGCGTGGTGTACGCCCGACTGAGCCTTCCAGAAAAGGCCACGGTTTATTACCAGGGAGTAAACGAAGGATCCGAAACTCCGACGATGGTTCGCATGTGGGACTGGTCCAAAGAGCATCCCGGGTGGAACGTGCTTTATTTCCACTGCAAAGGCGCGACTCAAACAGATACTGAATACCTGAAGTTTGTGACCAGGTGGCGCAATTGCATGATGAACGCTTGCGTGGTCAACTGGCAGCGCTGCATCGCTGATTTGGATTCTGGATTCGAATCGGTTGGTTGCCACTGGATGATGAACGTGGGCGTGCCGCCTATCGACAATATTTGGGGTGGAAACTTTTGGTGGGCAACCTCCGATTTCATTTCCACGCTCCCATCCATCCTCGATCGCGAGCTGATTAAGACCCATGGTGTTGCTGCGCCTATCGCACGCTATGAAGGAGAGCGCTGGATTGGGGCCGGCGCACGCCTGCCGAAAATAAAAGACTATCACGTAAACGGAATTGGAAGCTGCCCATGAGTCCAGACTATTTGGATCTTCTGGAAAAGACGCTGATGTTTTGGTTTTGGCCGGAACTTGGTCTTGATGAAAATGGAAATCCTACTACTCACATCATCTCTCCGGATGAAAAAGAGCGAGGATTATTTTGGCCAGCAGATTCGTTCACGATGCTGAACCGATTGCGTTTGAGGAATGTGCGGGACTTGTGCGAGCGCGCCATGCAGGAGGGTGTCCCTGGTGGATTTGCTGAATGCGGGGTGTGGCGTGGTGGTGCCTGCATTTACGCTCGAGCATGCCTTCCGCCAGATCGCATGGTGTATGTCTGTGATTCTTTTTGCGGATTCCCAGAAGACAATCCTGAGAATGCGGAGTGGGCTAAATACAAATGCCTGAGCGTGTCGATGGACGAGGTGACTGAGAACTTTAAAAAGTTTGGTCTGCTGGATGGAGTGACATTCCTGCGGGGTTATTTTGAATCTACATTGCCCGACTTTAATGAGTCGCTTGCAGTGCTGCGGGCGGATGGTGACTCCTACAGTTCCACGATGACCATCCTGATCAATCTCTGGCCAAAGCTTTCACCTGGTGGCTTCCTGATCATGGATGACTGCAACAATAATTCGCCTCCCCAAAAGGCGTTCGATGATTATTTCGGACCCTACAGACCAGTTGCCAATTACATCGAAGGCACCGCGATCTGGTGCCAAAAATTATGAAAACACTCGAAGATCTTGCGCAGAAATACGACAACGACAAAGCAGTGGTGAAGCGAGATGGCACCGGCCATGGCTACACACCTCATTATGGTCGGGCGTTTGACCCAATTCGAAACGACAGGCTCAAGGTGCTGGAAATAGGAGTTGCGTCAGGTCCGTCCATTCAGATGTGGCTGGATTACTTTCCCAACGCTCATGTTTACGGTGTGGACATTGTGGCCAACACCAACGAATGGAATACAGTTGGAGCAAAGACGCACGAGCGTTATACGTTTGTTGAAGGCGATCAGAGTCAATCGGTATTTTGGAGTCGATTCCTATCAGGCCACGGTGGCGATTGGGACATCATTGTCGATGATGGTGGGCATCGAAACGACCAAATCATCACGACCTTTTGCTCGCTCTGGGGAGCGCTGAAACCAGGCGGGTTTTATTGTATCGAGGATCTGGGGGTTTGCTACACGGCAGGCAGCATCTTCGTCGTGGCGGGACTTCCCAACCACAGCGACTTCATGAAGGCAAAGCTGGATGAAGTCCTGCAGGGCAAGCACAACATTGATTGGATGAGCCTCTCGAAAGAATTGGCGATAATTAAAAAGCAGTGAACCACCTCGTAGGCATCTCATGAACCGCAGAGGCTTTTTTAGTTCGTTGGCTGCGATCGTTGGTGGCGTTTCGATATCGCCACTGATCTTCATCCCTAAGTTTGAACCTGTTCGATGGAAAATTATTAAGCCTGCAGGGGTAAGCTGCGCGCAGTTCACGCAATTCCTTGTGGATATGCAACCGCAGTACGATGAGGCGATTATTCGCGACATGAAGGAAACCGATCCATGGCTTACGCACATTGATGGTGGACCATTTGATCCTGATACCAGTTTTCAGCACTTACGCTTCAGGGCGTCGAAACTGTTTGATGAGTATGGGAATCTACGAAATAAAAGATTCTGAATGATCACCCCGCAGCAGTTCAACGAAATGGAAATGCGGTTGAAACGCGGAAAGCCTGAAGCGCCACCAACCTTGCCCGCAAATGGTATTCACGATTTGCCGGTAGCTGTTGAATCCGACCTGCACGACCAAATCATCGACTACTGTGTTTCAAAGGGGTGGCAGTATCTGCACGGGTCCATGGCCAATCGCACATACCGCACCAAGGGCGAGCCAGACTTTACGATTCTGGCCCACGGCGCGCAGGTGCGATTTGTGGAGTGCAAACGCAAGAACGGGAAGCTTACCAAAGAGCAGCAAGCGTTCATTGTGCACGCTGCCAGGAACGGTCACGTGGTGCATGTGGTCCGCAGTCTCGAGGAGTTCGCGCAGCTGTTCGCTTGACCCTTCGCCCGAAATCACCGATACAGGCAGGGTGAAGTTCAAAAGCGCCGAATCTGTCGAACAGGTGGTTTGGCAGATGAGACTCGCCGATTACCCGCGTGACCTCAACCGGCAGCTCATCAATTCCCTCTTCAACGGTGCCCCTCCTTACACTGCGCAGGAGCAGGTTGAGAACAATATCGCCACCAACGTTAATGACTTGTCCGCGACTGATTTGGGTCTTACGGCTCGGCGCCAGTTTTCAAACGCCTTCTGCAATCCTGAACCGCTCGTCAGTGTAAGCCTCGATTACGGGCCGAAGCATAAACGGCAGAAGTGGCAAGCGCGCATCACCAAGGCGTGGAACAAGCGGATGATAGATTCCTACGGGTATCTGGATTTGCGCGAGGGCGTGTTCGCCCAGGTAGTGCTGCATGGTGTGGGTCCAACTGGTTGGGAGAACAAACAGAAGTGGATGCCCACTCAGTACGGCATCGAGGATCTTTTGATTCCCAGTAACACCAATCGTGCGCTGGACAATCTCCCGTTCTTTGCCATCTACCGTTCCTACTCGGTGAATCAACTGTGGAAGATGGCCAAAGGTCCGAAGGTGGATCCTGGCTGGCAAATGCCGGTGGTGAACAGCGTGCTCAAGTGGGCGGATGAACAGACCCAAACACTGCTGGGCCAGACCTGGCCGGAAGTGTGGAGTCCATCCAAAATGGAAGAGCGCTTCAAGCAGGATGGCGGGCTCTATGCCAGTGACGCAGTGCCAACAATCGATTGTTATGACTTCTACTTCTGGAACGACAACGGCAAACAAAGCGGATGGAACCGGCGCATCATCCTCGATGCCTGGGGCCAACCAGGCAGCGGTGCAATTACTGCAGCCCAATACAATGGCCGCATCGGTTCCGCGAAGGAGAGCACGCGTCACGGTTCCAATCGCGGCAAGTTCCTTTATGACTCGGGAGATCGCGTCTATGCGGACAAGATTGATAAGAGTATTCATTTCCAATTTGGTGATGCGTCAGCGGTTGCCCCTTTCAAATATCACTCGATCCGTTCTCTCGGGTTCCTGCTCTACGCAGTGTGCCACCTGCAAAACCGACTGAAGTGCAAATTCAACGACGCAGTGTTCGAGTCGCTGATGCAGTATTTTCGCGTGACCAATCCCGCTGACGTCGACCGCGCTCAGAAGGTGGACCTGGTCGACAAAGGATTCATGCCCGAAGGACTCAACTTTGTGCGGCCCGAAGAGCGCTGGCAGGTTAATGAGCAACTCGCCATGGCAGCAATTGAGATGAACCGTCGAGCGATGGCGCAGCAGGGCGGCAACTACTCGAGTGATACGGATGATCCCAACAAGGAAGAGACTGCCACGCTCACGATGCAGAAAGCCAACACCACGGCGAGCATTGTTGGGTCGGCACTTAACCTCTGTTACATGCGGGAAAAATTCCGCTACAACGAAATCGCCCGCCGATTCTGCATTAGGAATTCCAAGGACATGGATGTTCGTGGGTTCCGAGTGGATTGCCTCAAGGATGGAGTGCCCGAAGAAGCGCTGAATCACGAGCGCTGGGATCTTCAGGTGAACCGCGTCATGGGTGGCGGCAATAAGATGCTCGAGATTGCGATCGCCGAAAAGCTCATGGCAGTGCGCGCGGCCCACGGCGCTCGAGCGCAGCAACGAATCAACACAATTTACGATGCGGCCATCACTGGCGATTACGCCCTGGCCGAGGATCTCAATCCGGAGATGCCCGAAATCAGCAAGACCGTGCACGACACCCAGATTGCTTTCGGCAGCATGATGGCAGGCAGCGAAATCGAACCCGAAGAAGGGCTGAACCCGATCGAGGTCATCGAAACCATGCTCAAGAAGATTCAGGGGCACATCCAGATCATTATGCAGATGGGTGGAGTTGGGAGTCCCATGGATATCATCGGGTTCGGATTTGCGGAGAAGTACACGAATTATTTCATCATGCAGCTCGCGCAGGACAAACAGCAAAAGGCGCGAGTCAAGGAATACAAAGATGCGCTGGGCAAGATGATGAACGAAGTGAAGGGATTCCAGCAGCGGCAGCAGCAGGCCGCGCAGCAGGCTCAGGGACAGAACGGTGGAGATCCCAAGGACGCGGCGAAGGCGAAGGCGATGGTCATCAGCGCCCAGATGAAATCCAAACTGGCCAGCGAGTCGCACGCTCAGAAGACCGTGCAACGGCAACTGCAGTTCGAGCAGCAGCAGAAGCAGGATGCTCAGAAGCATCAGCTCGAGATGCAAAAGTCCGCGCAAGAGGGAGCGCTGGACCTAACCAAAAAACGAGTCAACCTATTCGATGAAGAATGAGTGAATTAAAGTTTGAGAAAATATTGGTCGAAGTGATTCCTCACGAATCGCAGAGATACGAAACCGCTGGGGACTGGTTCATGGACACTGATGGAGTGTTGCACATCAAAATCAGTCGCTTGCCCAATGACCCGAAGGGACTAATGGCATTGGCGATCACCCTTCACGAGTTGTTCGAAGTCGGTTTGTGCGCGGAGAAAGGCATAACACAGGAACAAGTGGATGCATTTGACCTTGCCTACGAGAAGACTCGACCCGAAGGCGATGACAGTGAGCCAGGCGACCATATTGATGCACCCTACCGGGACCAGCACTGCTTCGCCACGGCTGCGGAGCGGATGTTCATTGCGGCCTGCGGCATTGCGTGGGAGGACTACGCCAAGGCGATTGAAGCGCTTCCTGAGTTACCCAAGGTGGTCGAGGCCTCGGGAACTGATCAGTCGCCACCGACTGGATGAAAGAGCTGTCTGAGGCCACCTGTTTAGTTTTCGACCACGGGTTATTCACGACGCTGGCCGAACGATTGGCGCGCAACGGTTTCAAGCGCGTCCTCTATCACTCTCCCTACGAGGAGGGATTCTCAAAGCTCAACTCTGCAATCCTGGGCTACGGGCTCGAGGGCGTGGAACGGTGCAACGATATCTGGGCAGTGAAGAGCGAAATCGATTGCGCCGTGTTCCCTGACATCGAGCATGGCGGGCTGCAGCTCGAGCTGGAGAGCCAGGGGATTCCTGTGTGGGGCAGTCGTCATGGTGACAAGCTGGAATTGTTGCGCGAGAAATTCCACCGAGTCCTGGGCGAGATCGGATTGGACGTTCCCAAGTATCGCACCATCCTCGGGTTGACCAAGCTGCGTGAATTCCTCAAGGCCAACGATGGCCCATGGTTCATCAAAATCAGTCGCTGGCGTGGATCCTTCGAGACGCAGAAATTCCGCAGTTGGAAACTGGACGAGGGCTTGGTCGATGCCTGGTCGGTGAAGTTTGGGCCGGCCAAAGAGATTGTGCCGTTCATGGTGTTTGATCCGATTGACACTCCGCTCGAGATTGGCGGTGACACTTACGGCATCGATGGTGCCTGGCCCGACCGGATGCTGCACGGCGACGAGAACAAGGATAAAGCCTACCTGTCCGCAGTGACCAAATTCGAGGAGATGCCACCGCAGACGCGTGAGGTGCTCGTCGCCTTTTCACCAGTGTTGAAGAAGTACCGGTACCGCAATTTCTGGTCGATGGAAATTCGGGTCAAAGGCGACAAAGCATATTTCGGTGATGCCACCTGCAGAGCGCCGATGCCCGCCTCGCCATCCAACCTCGAGAACATCAAGAACCTGCCTGAGGTGATTTACCAGGGAGCGCAGGGGAACCTGGTCCAGCCTGATTACGAAAAACCTTACACCGCTGAAGTGCTGGTAAACATGAAGGGCGACCGTCATGCCTGGGGCGTTACTGAAATCCCCAAGGAACTCGATCGCTGGTTGAAGCTGCCAAACTCATGCATGATTGATGGCGTGCGCTGCTTCCCACCGGACGAGCAGCACGGTGAAGCCATTGGATGGTTGGTTGCGATCGATGACACCATCGAAGGGCTCATGAATAAGGTGAAGGAACAGTGCGACCTGCTTCCTGATGGGATGAGCGCCGACCTCGAGCCCCTGGCGGAATTGCTCGAGATAGTGGACACTGGCGAGGAGAAGGGAATCGAGTTCGGGAAGCAGGCGATCCCGCCACCCGAAACGGTTTTCTCTTGACTGGATTTGCAAAGGTTGCGAAGACTTTGACTAATGGTTGAACCACCAACCAACACGATGACGCATCTCCCGGGACTTCCCGAGGATGAGTTCAGTGATTTCACCCACCGCGATTACCGGCCAGACCATGTGGCCAACCCAACACCTCGAGGCATTCCTTACGACCCGTTCATGTCCCCACAACAGGCGGGGAGGATTCTGGTCAAGGTGGCTCGCAAGAGCAGGAATATGGTCAAGGGCCGGCGGGTGGGCGGTGGCAAAGCAACTGTAAAAACTGGAACAGCACATGGCAGAAAATAAACAACAGATCAAACTACCGACACCAAACGCGATTGAGATTCGCGACCACTTCATTAGCCTCGCGTTCGTGGAATGCGTGCGTGATGATTTGGAGCACAAGCGGTTCCAGCATGCCACCGTTGGCGATTATGCCGTGCGCTATGCCGATGGCGTGATGCGCTCTCGAGAGAAGTCCGTTGGAAAAGTTACCGTCGTGGCAGTTGGAAAACCGGAGGGTGCAGCACCCGAAGAGCCTGCCGAGATGGTTGCTCCAGTTGAACCACCACCAGCGCCGGTCGCCCCTCCTGCGGAAGCTGCCCCCATTCCGCCACCAGGGCGAAACCCGTCCATCAAGGATCACATGCCCGCGCTGCCGCCGGTCGCTGAGGTGGTGTAATGGACGAACGCAACCAAGAATATTTGGCCGGTGCATTCAAGCAATTGCACGCGGCAGGATTCCGCACGCCTCAGGAGATGCGGGAGATTCAGGATGCCTTCGTCTTTGCGCGCAACATGCTGCGGCAGTCGTTGGGATCCAAATACGACTCCACGCTGAGTGATTACAAAAAAATCATTCAGGACACGGCGCATCGCTTTAAGGTCACGGCGCTCATGTCGGCTGACCATTGCATGAAGTCGCTCGATGCCCCGACTGCGCCCTACATGACGCAGGAAGAGAAGGATGGGGCCAAGGCGATGTTCATGGCTGCAGCGCTGGACCTGGTTGAACCAAACTTGACGCAGAACTGATATGGCAAAATATCGAAAGAAGCCAGTGGTGATTGAGGCAACTCAATGGTTTAAAAACGGCGACCATCCACAGGACTTTTCGAAAGAGAAGCAGGGATTTGAAAACGGGGTTTTGCGCACTTGGACCGGCGATGAAATTAAAGCCAACGGATGGGAGGGTCAGATCGTTCGCTACTACCGAACACCGGAATGCGACGGTCAGGACGTCTGCAAACATTGCAGTCAGATAATGCACGTTCACGGATGGATCGACACGCTCGAAGGAGGTCACATTGTTTGCCCTGGTGACTGGATTATCACAGGTGTGAAGGGCGAGAACTATCCATGCAAACCTGACATTTTCGCCGCCACTTACGAAGCTGTTGAATGAAGGTCACGCGCATCACCAGAAAGATGTTGAGGCGGAAACGCAGCCTGCGATTGCGATCGAGAATTCGGATTCGCATGGAAGGGCTCGAGAATGAACTGCGCAACCGGGACCAATACGAACGCAGCCTGTGCGATGAGATATCCGATCTGAAATTCAACCTGCGTCAGTTACAGGGCGAGCCCAGCAACCACTGGGTCATGATCATCGAGGAGCCTGACCGAAACCGTATTTACCACTTCGACGGTGCCGACGCAAAGCGACTGGCCATGATGGCGTTCAGCAACAACGTGATGCCGAATCGCGTGGTGGCAGTTGCTAAACTGATTGAGTGGAGCGGCGATTACAAGAAGGCGGGATTTATGGTTCGCGGTGGAGAGGTGACGCGCAATCTCGACCGCATTGGAGTTTGTGATGTGCCACCTCAGCCATTGATCGAATACAAATGATCACCTTTTCACCTCGAGAAGCATTCCGTAAATCGGATGCCGCAAAGGCGTGGAACGACGCATCCGCCAGTGAGGTGTTCATGAAGGCCTCTGCTGCCGCGCTGCTGCAGATGGTCATGGAGCTGCAGTCTGCCGACGGCAACCAGGCTGCGTCCAACCAGTACCGAATTGAGGGCGCGAAAATGATGTTGCGCAATCTGATGAACCTGACGTCATCGGATCCCACCAAGCGTGATTTGCCCGCAAACCAAAATCTCGACCACAAAGTCTGATTATGCCCGAAGCACCCCCAGCCCCAGTCGCAGCTCCTGCAGCAACACCCTCGGTTCCCGTATTCGACATCGCGGGGAGTGAAGCATTCGGCGCGCTCGAGGCGATTGGTGTCGAGACGCTGGATGAAGGTTCCCCGCCGGCCCCGCCTGAGAGGCCTGCAGCACCAGCGAAACCCACGCCACCAAAAGGTCCAGATGGCAAGTTCATCAAGGAAGAGAAAAAGCCACCGGCCAAACCGGAAGTCAAGCCACCGGCCAAACCGGCAGAGATTGATTTCGACAATCCACCCGAGAAAGCGGCAGACCTGCGCAAGCACTATGACGCACTGAAGAGTCGCCTCAAGGAGCGCGAGACAAAGCTTGCCGAGCTGGAGAAGGCACCGAAGGCGCCCACCGAGTGGCCCGAGAAAAAGACCTATGAAGAGCGATTGGCAGATCATCAAAAGCGTCTAGCTGCATACGAAGAGGAGATGCGCTACGCCAATTACTCCAAGTCCGAGGAGTACAAGGACAAGTTCGAAAAGCCCTACATCAACGCGTACAGCGCCGGTCGCAAATCGGCCTCGGCGTTGAAAGTCATTGAACGCAAGGATGCGGAGACTGGCACCATCACTCAGGCCAGTCGCCCAGGCACGGCTGAGGATTTCGATGCCATCATGCGCACGCGGGATCCGGAAGCTGCAGCGGACCTTGCATCGAAGCTGTTTGGTGATGCTCGAGCGGCGGTGATTTTGCATCACGTGGAGAATGCCAAGTCGCGCGCCGAGGAAGCGGAAAACGCCATCGCTGAGTATCGCGAGAAGGGCACCAAGTGGGAAGCTGATCGTCGGGACAAGATGACGCAGTACCAGAAGCAAGCCACCGACATGATTGATGGCTACATGAACGCCGCGGTTGAAAAGTTCCCGCAATACTTCAAGCCTGACGATAGCGACCCCAAGGGTAACGAGCTGCTCGAGAAAGGTCAGCACCTGGTCAAACGTGTTATCGCCAATGGCGCACCGATTGCCGATGGCGAGACGCAGATGAGCGGCGAGGACATGGCCAAAGCGATTGCCTCGTTCCGCACCAAGGCCGGTGCGTTCGACCGGTTGTTCTACAAATATCGCGAGTCCAGCAAACGAGTAGCTGAATTGGAAAAGGCACTAAAAGAATATGAACAGAGCACGCCAGGTGAAGGTGAAGGGATGCGGTCGCCCGCGGGTGGCCAGGGCGGCGAAGAAGATGACCCGTATAAGAAACTGGACTCGATGGCTCGAGAAGCGCCCCTCGGCAGCTGATAAGTCCGAAGCTCGACGCCTGATGTACGGCATTCGAACGGTTTTCCCGGAGCGATTGTGGGGACCAATGTTTCGCAGGCTCTGGGCTCAACATCATGATTTATTAAGCCCGTGTGTTAGGGCTCATTAATCGAGAGGCTAGAGATCGTGCTGGCGGCATTCCGCACACCGTCCTAGCCTCTCCGCGTTTTATGGCAGTGTCGTCTAAATGTAAGACAACGGGTTGATCTCCGGAAATCCTGGCCACACCAGGCCTGCCACCATTCCCCATGAAGGATTTTGGATTGCGACCCAAAGTAAACGGCGCTATATCAGCCTACCCTTCGTGGGATTATGATCGCCATCACTGGTTCAGAAAACGGGTTCCTCAGTTCACGCCTCAAGAACGCTCTCAAGCCATCTGAATATATTCGTCGGGATGTGCGCCGGTCGCCAATCCTGCTGAACGAATGGCTGGACCTTCATAAACCCGATTGCGTTGTCCACTGCGCAGGCCTCGCCAACGTCCGGTTGTGCATGCAGATGCCTGCCGAGGCTTACCAGGCGAACACCATCGACACCATCGTGCTGCTGAACGCTCTGAGCGGCAGGGGCATCAAGCTCATCTACGTGGCGACTGACAAAGTGTATGGCGATCAGGAGCAGTGCACGCTCGATACAGTTTTCAAACCGCTCAACGCTTACGACGTCAGCAAGGTCGCCGCGGAAGTCGTTGTCGGCGAATGGGCCGGCCGAAACCCGTGCGTGTTGGCCAGGTTCCCCAATTTCTTCGGTCCCGGGGATCCGCATCTCGAGCGACTAATACCAGGCGTGGTCAGAGCCATCGAGATGAAGCAGGAAAAGTTTGTGGTCCGGACCATTCCTGATGCCAGTCGTCAGTATATCTTCATCGAGGACGCGGTGGGCATAATTCAGAACCTGATTTACTCAGCGCAGCACTCGGCGCAGGGCAGGCATCACTTTGGATCTCCCATCGTAAAGACCGTGCGGCAGGTCATTGGGGATCTGTGCGATTTGTTCGACCATAAGATGCAGTTGCTCATCGACAACTTGCAGGGCGAGGCCTCGAAACTCTCCCTGGCGCACTGTTCCTCGCTCCCGCAGCTTTACACTTCGTGGGAATCTTCCCTTGACAGCTTTTTAGAAAGGCGTTAATCGTCACATTAACCGGATAGTTGCCGAAGTGGTTAATCGGTGCCCTGACAGTGATTGCCTCGGGCGGCAGTCGAGCGTCCGTTAACGCGGACAGGCCTCACGCGCAAAGCGTCGGGTTGGATTTGGCTCACCAAAAGGTCTGTGAAGTCTTGTGCGCACACAGGTGCGGCGAGCGATGCAGTTAACACAAACTTTTTGGTTATGGCGCGAATCGTCAGCTGTTCTCAGTTCACCCAATTTCTGGTTGATCAACAACCCAACTACGACAAATACATCATCAAGGACATTCGTCCCTCTGATGGCTGGATGGCCCACGTGACATCCGGCACGTTTGAAGCCTGGTCCGGTACCCAGCATACCCGCGATCGCTTCAACCACGTTTATCCCAACGTGACCAAGGTCTGGGAGGCGGTTACCTCCTCGAGCTGCTTGGGAACGCCCTGCGATCTCAATGAGCATCTCATTGGTTGGGGTTCGACTCGGCTCACTTACTTTCTCGAGAAGCAATCCTGGCAGACTCCGCTGCTGTGCTACGACCAGGACATGCACATCACGCACGCCAAGGAGCAGTTTGCTTACATCATCAGCAAGATTCTGAAGCCTGCCACCGGCACGATTCAGGACAATTTCCTGCGCAAACGCGGTGCACAGTTCGTTGACAATAAGTTCATTGCCAACCGCAACTTCGGCCAGACCGCGAGCATCTTCAGTTATGTCTGGGTGCAGGTCGGTGACGAAGAGATCTACATCGACACCAATGCGCCGAATACCAGCGTGTTCAAGCTGACCCCGCAGATGCTGCAGCGCATGGTCGAGCCTCTGCTTCGCATTGGTTACCTGGGCGAGAATCCCTACAAGGAATCTACCCCGCCGATGCTCGAGCTCGTGACCGACACGCAGACCTGCTGGGAACTCGACCGTCTCGGTGGCCAGCAAGGCATTGGTGGCGTTCCCTCGGTGTCAGGCAACTGGCGCTTCGAGCAGTGGGACGCGACCAGCAAATACTGGCGCTATGGTTTCTCAGGCCAGATTGGCAATTACACCACCCGGGTGGATACCAGTGGCCTGCGGTTCAACTTCGTCGGCCTGGTCAACGGCAACTTCCGATATCAGGTCGTGCTGCCGTACAAGAACATCCCCTCGAGCGGGGCCGGTTCAGCTGCAGGCATCAAGTCGATCAGCAATCCTGACTTCGACAATGCGCAGTATACCTGGACCTATATCTGGCACCCGAAGATCATCGAGTGCCTGGTGTCTGAAGCGCTGCCGGTCAATCCGGAGATGCCCTTTGCCGCGCGCAACTTCGGTGGCAAGTGGCAGTTCGTCATGGATAACCTCGGAGCGGATGTCAACGGGTGCGTCATCGAGAATAAACGCCGCAACAAGGGACAGTTCATTGGTGATTTCAAACAGGCCATCGCCCCGAATTACACCGAGTTCGGCGTTCTTATCTTCCACAAACGCGAACCGTCCTGCGTCATCGAGATCAACACCTGCAATGCGGATCCCGGTTACCCGACCCAGACTTACAGCAGCGCTCCTCCGACTTGCGTGGACGAGCACAGCGGCACGAGCCCGATTCCGATCAACACGGTCATCACCTTTACGCCGGTCAAGCAGGCGATCACCGGCACCTACGAAATCGAGGCCAACAGCGCCGTGTGCGAAGGTGGCCCAGTTCAGCATGGTGCAATCACTGGCACGACCACGCTCGCCGCGCTGGTCAACCAGATGAACTTCACGCTCGACATCATGGGCGTTTGGACGGTGCTGAATACCACGCAGATCCAGCTGACTGGACCTTGCGCGACTGCCAGCCTGCCGTTCGTGGCTTAAGACGTAGTCAATGCCGGGGGTTGTGGTTAACCCCCGGCTTCCTTACTGTTTGAGCTATGGCAAAAAACGATATGGGTGGGCACTACGGTGCCATGGAAGATGAGGGTGCAGAAGACACCGCGCCTTCCAAACCCAAAGCGGATGAGGGCGGGGAAACCGCGCTGCTTCCCAAATCCTTCTTCGAGGGAAAAGAGCTTAAGCCTGGGCAGCAGTACTACGTTGAGGTGGTCCGCGAGTACGAGGACGAGGTGGAAGTGAAATATCCGCACGACGTCAAGGAGAAGCCCACTGCCGAGGCCGACACCGAGCTCGAGGGCATGGCCACCGATAATCCAGGCAATCCCGGTGGCGGAATGGGTGGTTACTAATGGCAGTTGATTGCAGTCCACAAGGGTTAGCCACTGCCGCCCAGCAGTTCGAGTGCTGCGTTCCCGATGGCATGCACCGACCCATGCAGACATTCCTACTCGCGCAGATCCGTGCTGCCCTGGTTGCTGGCGCTTCAACGGATCCGTCATTTATCGCAAATGAGGCGAAGTGCTTCGAATGCGCGTGGGGAAACAACGCAGCCATGGACACCTTCCTGCTCTGCCAAATCGTCACCGCCCTTGGTGGATAAATGACATGCGACCCCAATACACTCGCCCAACGTTCTTCCTGCCTGCGGTGCCTGACCGACGCGCAGTTGATGCAGGTGCGGACATTCCTGCTTTGCAGATTTGCCAGCGTGGCGTCTAACATTGGTGGGCTTCCTAGTCCAGCTCAGTGGTCCTTTGTTGATGGCGGGGCCGGCGTGGCACAGGCCTCGATTGTCGGAGGTTCGTGCCCATCAGGATTTGACGGTTACGATTTGGGAACAATCGCAGCACCAGGTGACCCTTCCACGAATATCGTTGCGACCAACGTCGCCTGCAATGCCACTGCTTCAAGTCCAGCATTTACCACCGGCGACCAGGTTGTGAACGGCGCAATTCGCTGGCGCAAAGCGGGTGTGGTGGCATCACCATGGTCCGCGACAAAGCAAATCACCGTCAACGCGTTCCCTGTCACCAGCGGATTAATTCTCCGCAACGAGAGTTACGATTTCGATGGCTCACTTGCGGGTTCCAATGTGGCCACTTGGCTGGACAAATCCGGCAACGCGCACAACTGGACGACTGGAGGAAATTTTCCGACAGTGGATCAAGCCATCACTGCGAATGGCCATGCGACGATTAAAAACACAGGTGGACCACCGGGGCAGGCATTGGGTCAAGCGGCATTCTTTGGGGCGGGCGGTTTCACCGGTCTTGAGGTGATGGCAGTGTATAAGCACGCTGCCGATCCACCCAGCGATCCAAATGGCGTTGGTGGCTGTTTTCAATTCACCCAACAAGATGTTTTTCCTCCGCATCAACCGTGGACCGATGGCCACTTCTATGAAGATTTTGGATTAACCACTAGAACCGATCTCGGATTACCAGGAGTCAACACTGCTGCCGCATTTGTCTGCTACAACATTTCAGTGAAGTCTGATAATACCAGTTACAATGCGTGGGTGAAGTCTGCCAACTTTTTCAGCATCGCAGGTGGCTACGTTTTTACACAGCAGGGCGTCCACGATGCAGCAGATGGTTACAGGCTTGGTGTGGTTCGTTGGTATGGAATGCAGGATTATTATTTTACTGGAAACACTGCTGCAATCTACGTATGGAACCGGCAACTGACTGCAGGTGAGCGCACCTCAATGCGCAATTACATCACTGCCGTTTATGGAACCGCTTTCTGATGAACTGCGACGTCAATAACCTGTCTCGATTGTCCTCCTGCTTCCGCTGCCTCACTGATGGTCAGTTAATGCAGATCAGGACTTACCTCCTGTGCCAGTTCGCACAGCGCGGCAATGTGGCGGCATCTCCCGCCGCTCCCACCAATCTCGATATTACGTTTGCTTCAAATCAGGCGAACGTGGTGCTCACATGGACCAATCCGGCGACACCAGGCAGCAGCAACGAAGTCTGGAAGTCTACCGATGGCATTAACTTCAATCTGTTCACCACGGTTGGCGGGGGAGTGGCTACGGCAACGGATGCGACCGGAATGGCCAATCAGAACATTTGGTACTACAAAGTCAGAGCATGCAACAGCACCAACTGCTCCGCGTTCAGTTCAGTCGTAAGTGCTTCGTTCAATTTTAGTTCGGTTGTGTCGGTTTCGTTCCCGACATTGGTTCGTGCATTTGGCAATTTCACGGCTTCCAATCAGGCCGCGATAACTTCAATTTCACTGCCTGCGCTGAAGTCGTGCCTCGGGAACCTGAATTTTTCCCTCAACCCAAATTGCACTTCGGTGACACTGACTTCACTGGCAACCGTGGGCGGCAGTTTGTTTTTTGGATTGGCCGCACCAGGTGGATTGATCGGCGCTTTCACATTACCCGCGTTGATAAGCACGACTGGCGATCTTCAGTTTCAACAAAACAACATCACCAGTTTCAGTGCTCCTGTGCTGACCACGATTGGTGGCAACTTAGTCGCGGGTCCATGCCCATTAATGACTTCTCTCAGCTTGCCGAACTGCGGAACTATTGGGCAGCATGTGGATTTCAATACTTGTCCGCAGTTAACATCTGTTAATTTGACTCAACTGGCGGGTGGTGGATCGCTGATTGATTTCCATGGTTGTTCATCCTTGGTTTCGTTGAACTTGCCGAACGTGGCTGATGTTCAACAGGTTTTGTTCACTGGCTGCACTGTCCTGCAAACTTTTACAATGCCCACACTGGCAACTATTCGTAACACCTACAATGGATCAGGCAATGCAGCGCTCGTAACTCTGGGTATCGGCGTTGCGATTTTCACCTTGAACAATTCCACGATTAATATGTCGTCCTGCGCGCTCAATGCTGCGTCGATCAATGCGATTCTCGCTCGCGGTGTTGCCTCGGCCCACACTGCGTACACGTATACTTTGAACTTGGGAACGAACGCCGCTCCATCAGGCCAGGGTGTCGCGGACAAGGCAACCTTGATTGGACAGGGCAATACGGTTACCACCAACTGATGCCGAAGTCTGAACTGCGCGGGTGCATCGGGTTCCTGATCGCCGCCATCATATCGATTATCGTGTTCCTCTGGGCACTGCGCTGTTTTGCCAACTTGTTTGGATGGTGACCTTCGTGTATTGATTCCCAGATGAAACGAACTCTCCTGGCCTGCTTACTTCTGAGTGGCTGCTCCACGACCAACATCACCAAATTGACCGAGGCGCTCGCCAAGGATCCGGCGATCGTGGTCGTGAAAGTCAGCAGCGTTTACGGAACGGTGAACTTCACCCGAGTTGGAAGCCTGACCAACGGGATGACCATCAGCCCCGATGGGACTGTGTCAGTGCGATAGATTCAACGCGCACAAGGACGCCACCCTTGGTGCGGATGAGTTTTTCTCGGGTGTGCACGCGCTTGCCATTCTTGAACTCGCAGGGGCGCTCGTAGAATCCGTCAGGGCGCAGCACGTAGCCATTGGGGAGTGATTTCATTTAAGAAGGCTGCGAAGTGGGCTTAACCCCCGCAAGCAGGGTTTTGGCTTCTTGGTATTGAACGCCGTGAAGTTTTGGTAATGCTCTCTCCAACGCCTCCCTCAGCCTCTCGTTTTGGGTGCGGAGGGTTTGCAGGTCTTGACGAAGCACTCGAATTGTTTCTTCTTGGAGATTAAATTCTTTCATTCGTTCCAATACGTTTGGTCGATTATCTGTTGTTCAATTTGCTCAGAAATAGTTCTCTGATTACGTTTCAACTCCTCAATTTCCTTCGCCTTTTCAGAAAGTGCGAACCGTAGCTTGGCACGTTCATTTACCAATCGGTGAGCACATTGAACAAGGTTTGGCGGGCATGTGACGGGACTGCCTTGTTCATCATGAACCACGTATTCCGTCGCAAGTAAAGCATGTGCGATTTCGGTAATTTGTTTGCTAAATCCATTCAACATCTGCTCTGCTGTCTCAATTTCCTTCGCCTGCTGTTCGATGAGGGTGGCGGCTTGCAAACAAGCCGGTCCGATAGCTGGATAAAAAGAAGCCGTCTTTTTCAAATGGATAACAATTTCTTCCTTAGTCATGTTTCTCCTTTGTTGCGCTCATTGCTACCATTTCCAGCCAAGGCACTATCTCAGCCGATTGGCAGTTAACCTCATTAGAGTCGTCGCCAACTTTGCGAAATGTCATAAGCTCGCTGTCGAGATGAGCAATTCTGCGGACAATTCTCCATGTAGTTTTTGAATGGTCACGTTTATCCCGAATCTTGTCTCCGGGAAGAAATGTCGGGCGCTCTAACGGGTTGAACGGATTTACGACTCTTCCGTTTTCTACTGGGTATCTCACAATTTCTCCTTCGTTGCGGTGTTGTTCATGGCCTCGACGTAGGATTTGCCAAGCTGCAACGCACCTTCCCTTGTCTCTGGGAGGTAAAAGTTTCCAATGGCAGCCTTGTTGACCTGCCTACAAGCCTCTAAAACAGCGTCCAGTCCATTCACCAACTCCTTCGCCTTCGACTCGTGGTAGGCGTCGAGGTGGCGTTGGATGACAGTAAGAAACGGGCCTTCATTGGGCGGCCAATAATCAAACTTGTTACACATCTGTTCAAAGCACTTCCTCGCCTGCTCTGAATGGTTTGGGGTCATGTTGGTTTTGTTTTCGTTTCCTCGATTAACACGTCCACGCAATAGTTAATCTGCCCGAGCACCATTAACTGGTTATCCCGAGCTGACTTTTCTTGAGTGCCTTTTACTATAGGTTCGTATGATGCGAATTTCTCTATTAAGTATTTAAGTCTTTCAATGGTGCTCATTGTATCGTTCTCCAAGGGGCTGTGAGGGCATTTTAGGGTTTAGGTTCTATCGGTTGCTCCGTGTCGGATGGTAGAATGCGATACGTTCTTGCTGTAACAGGTCCAATCCCGAGTGCAGCAATGCTGCTTGCGAATCTCTCCCAATGCGTGCCCTCGCCTTTTCTGTCCGCTATAGCATGGGCAGAGCGTAGCAGTTCTCGCATTTGTTCGATAAGTTGGGCGGTCTTTCCGAAGAAAGTAGTGCCGTGAACAATTTGAGACTGCATTTTCCACAGTTCTTCGATTGCTTTTTCGATTGTTAGTTGTTGGTCGGTTTTCATGTTTGGGGTCATTGTATTGTTCTCCATAAGGCTGTTAAAAACTGCTCGTCCGTTATGCTCATCAAGGCAACCTCCCATTCACAGGGTCCGTATTTTTGGTCAGGATAAATAATCGCCCAAATGTGATTCACCCAAAGTTTCTTTTGCTCTGGCGGCAGCTTCAAGAAGCAAGAGCGCAACCAGTCGAGGGTGAGAGGTTTGTCATGCCCACCCAAAGCACCAGAGCAGTCCTCGCATTCAGGATTGTTGCAACGAGGAAATGGGTCTTGTCCCATCCATCGGCACACCTCAATCCGCATTTCCTCGATGGTGGGTTCAGTTTGTGGCGTCATTGTAAAACCTCCGTGGCAGGATTCATAATTCATTCAAGGCTACCCCGATCAAGAGGCAGCATTGAGGAAACTATTGTTGACCGCCGCCTGCCGTGCATGAATGACACGACATTGGGTTCCATGTGATCCTGCAACATTCTGCGGCGTAGTATCCGAGGTAGCCGCTCACTATGTCGCAGCCTGCCGGTAGGGTGACGTTCATCGCGTACGAGCCAGCAGAGCACGGTCCCAAACCGCACCAAGAATCGTTACACGAATAAATAATCACGGCGATGACCTGATCTGAGGTGGAGCAGGTTCCGTAAAAATTTATGTACACCCCGTTCTGGTCCCCGGTTGTGTTCATCAAGGTTGCCCCGCCACCGTGAACTTCGTTCGTGGGAGAGGTTGAACTTCCGTTCTGACTGGTGCTGACCTGATTGCCGGTCACGCAGTAAATGTCCACGTTCGTGACGCATGAATTGAGTGCGTGAGCAGCGACAGCGCCGATGAACAGGACGATTGCTGATACGATTGATGTTTTGATTGATGTTTTCATTTTGGATCGAGTCTGAAGTATTGTTGAGGTTGAGGAGGACGGTCGGACAAATCGAACCACGCTGGTGCCTGGTGGTTGGTGGCGACGTAACCGGAAGTGTAGTAACAGTTCCAGTAATTGGTGTCGTAATGGTAGTAGGCGTAAAAGACCGCTCCCTGCGCTGTGCAAATGTAACAGTCGATTCGATAGTGACTGTCCTCCCAATGCAGCAGGTCGGTGCTCAACGTCATGCCGCTGGACCAAAATCCGTTGTAATAAATTTTGGTCGCAAACTTCTCCACCGTATTCTCGTAATTGCACTTCGAAATGTTGTAGTAGGTCACTGGACCCCACGACGGAGTGTTGCTGTCGATCTTCAAAGCTTTCGTCTTCAAACCAGCGATAGCGGGTCCAGGGCCGGTCGTGGGATTAATCGTGATCGGCGGCAGGTTCGTGTCGCCAGCGTTGGGTGGTGGAGGTGCCTGTTTCTCGGGTGGCGGAATTACTTTATCCAGAAGCTTGATCAACTGGTAAATAATGTAAGCGAATGCCGCCAGGACGATGACGAAGAAGATGACCGGCGCGAGGAGCTTGCCGTGAGGCTGTTCCGGCTGCGCATCGGCCGGCCCGAGGTCGGTGGGCGCCTGCGCGATGTTGGTCACCTGGTCGACCGGAACGGGTTGGTGATTGGCGAATTGCCAGTAGTTGGTGGGATTAATCCAAGCAGCGTTGGTGTGCGGAGCAGCGAAATAAGCGATGAAGAATATCGTCACCGCCCAGACAGAGGTTTTCATTTCATTTGTGAGTTATGGGTTTAATGAGTGCAGTGGTTGCGATCAAATAGGCCGCGCTGGCGATGGCGATGCCGCCAAACGTCGCGGGTTCGAGATGAGTGACGCGGGTGTTGATGACCATTAGTGCCACGCCCAGGAGCACCCAGGCAAGCATCAGGAGTGAGAATTTCCAGTAGATAATTTTCATAGACTTCCTTTGGCTCGATACCACCAATGCGGCAAGTGCTTCACCACAGTGAATGGAGTGTTAAAGTTAGTACCGTTGCAGAAGAAAAACCAGTCGACCATGTTCGACGACTGCTCGATCACCCAGGTGTAATTCGTCAGCACAAGATTGGTGTCGTAGCGCAGTGGATAATAGATGTTGGTGAAATCCACGTGCGGAGCGTGATTGGTGGACGCCGACTTGGTCATCAGCATGTCGGCGCGCCCCGACGGTTGCTTGTGCCTGATGGGAATCGGGATCGGAACCGGTGGTGGCTGGATGTTGGTGACTGCGAGAATCATAATGAGAAGTGCGCGCATTAATTCTGCTGTTGCTGCAGTTTTGCGTTGAGACGTTTGGCGACCGACACTGCAAGTTGATTCATGAGTTCGGTGGCAATCTCGTTGTTGATTGCCTTTATTTTAGCTGTGGCGTTCTTCATTCCAGAGCCTTTCGTTGAAAGCATCATCCCGACGGTGATTCCCGCTCCGCAGAAGAACGCCTGACGCAGGCGCTCGAGTTGATCGGTAGTGAGTGTGACCTTGTCGTTGACCAGGCTCTGCACGTATTCCTGCCAGCCTTCCTCGAGCGTGTCGAAATATTTAAATGCGCTCAATGGATCTCTCCTGTGGTTTTTTGGTGATGCAATCGGCGAGCTTTTCCCGAATCCAGGCCTCGGCACCCTTCTTGGATGACGCAATGCCTGCTTCCTGCACAAGCTCGGCGAGCTTCGCGTTGCCGATGCCGACTGCAGTCCACAGTCTGTCCCCCTTGATCAGTGTGTTCAGGAACTTCAGCGCCTTCGATGGATTGGTGATTGGCCAGTTGAATTTCTCATCCGCGAACTGCAGGCCGCGCTCGGCCAACTGCAACGGGTCCAATTGTTTGATGCGCCCCTTGCACGCGTCCTCGATGTTGTGGCGCGCGGTCGTGCTTTCCCAAACTTTTATGCAATCGTCCAGAGACAAATTGGCCACGAGCTGCTTTGCGATCGCGGGCGTGATGTTGGCATCCTCCCGGTGGTCCGCTGCTATGAACGAGGGAAGGGTAGCGAACGCCGCGGCCTCGGGACAAACGGTGCACGCGTTACAGTGGCGGCAGTATGCGCCAGACCGGCGAACGGGATTGCGCTTCTGTTCCCACAACACCTGGTCGATGCCCCACTTGGCCCGCTCAATGTCCTCCGCTCCGTAATCGACGACGTCCTTCACGCCGAACATGGCTTTCAGGAAGGCGAATCGCACGTGGTTCAAGTCGAACTCGTCCGAGGTCAGGGCAACCAGTACTCGAGCCTGCCAATTCCACTCGGCCGCAACCAGGGACCGGCACCAGAGACTCTTGAAGTCGATGGCGAGCCCGTACGGTTTGGAAACGTAAACGCGATCGGGCTGACCACTGAGCGCCAGATTGCCGTGGCGGTCGTGATACCAGTACCGTTCTTCGCGCTTCATTTCCTTGATGGCCGGTGACATCTGACCTTTGGCCTCGAGGAACGTGCGCCAGGCAAACACAGTCTGGTCGGCGAGCTTCACACCGCGTTCATAGATCTCGGTGTCCTCGGTGTCGAGCTTGCTCGGGTCGTCCTTTTCCCATGCGGCATGCAGCCGTGTCCCGCGTTCCGCATCTTCGTCGCGGATTTCGACCAGTTTCAATTCGGCAACTTCCCGCAGCAACTCGTTGCGCCCGGGACAGAGTGCGTCCAGGGCGAACGAGGATGCCGACGGCAGGCCAAGGCGTGGATCTTCGGTCACGGTTTCACCTCCTTCACAAAGCGTTCAAGCTCTTTGTTGATTAAGTCCACCCGCGCCACATCTTTCTCAGTGGGCTCTGCTCCCTCGTCCAGAATACTCATGATCGATGCGAAGAGATGCTGTGCCCCAAAGTAGTAAGCCTTGCGCATCTCTTCCCTTTGAAGATCACTTGCCTCAGGATTCATTGCCAAAACCAAAAATGCCTGCCAACCGCTCTCAATGACCAACCCACGGTCGGCGAATTCTTTGGTGACTTTGTCGACAAGCTCGCGAACTTCCACTGGATTGGGTTTGCTCATGCCGCACCTGCTCTCTTTTCGGCGAGCTTCTTTTTAAGCTGCGCCCCGAGCTCCGGGGTTGCCTGCCACGCGTTGATGACCGCCTGCAGCTTACGCTCGGCAATCTCGATGACCTTCTGGTCGGGCTTCTTCCAGTTGAATTTGACCAGATAATCGTTGACCTCGTCCACAGTTATCCCTGCGGTCACGCCAATCTGGACCAATGTCTCAGCAAGGCGTTTAACGCGCTGCTCGTCGGTTTCCGGGGCCGCAGACGCTGCCGGGGCTGTTGGAGCGGGTGTCGGTGCCGCGGTGGCTGCAGGGGCGGGTTCCGCAGCAGGAACCGTGGCTGCAGGCTCTGGTTGCACGGGCTGTACGGGCGCTGTAGTACTCTCAGGCTTGACAACCTCGGGCATGGGCTCTTCGACCATCGTGGGCCTGGTTCGCTTCTTAGGCTCTGGCTTTTGCTCCGGGGCCGGCACGACGGTAGGAACCGTCTCATTGGTCTTGCGCAGCATATCCATGCCGTCGTGGGTGAACTGTGGCTTCTTCTCAGTGATCGGACTGCCATCGTGTTCGTGGACCTCTTCCCGCATGAGCATGCCGCCGACCTGGGACGGGAAAGTGTCGCGCACCGCATGAGCTTCGGCGACCTTGCAAATCATTCCGGCCTCGTCCTTGAGCCAGACACCGAAGTTCTTCTTGTAGGTCGACAGCTTCACCTTGGACCGTTTCGGATGCAGTTGGTCGGTGCGGTAAACGACCGCCCAACCGCCCAGCACTTGGTCGCCAGGGTGATCGAAGTCGCCCACCCGTTCCACGAGGTTCTTATCCTTATCGAGCACGATGATGCCGCTATCCATCCCATCGTACTTCGGATGCAACTCGGCGCGCTTCAGGAATGCGTTGTGCGAGGTGATCAAACTCCACAGTGGACGGTTCGACTGCGAATCCCAGAACGGGATCATGTAGGCATCGCCCTCGTACGGGTTCAACCGGCGGGCTTTGCACAGCGCGATGAACTTGAAGCACTGCTCGTCTGGTGGTTCGATGTGCTTCTTCGATTCCCGATCCCAGAACGGCACGGCAACGTAATCGCGGATGAGCTTGACGCTCAGCGGGATGGTGTAGCCCTCGTCCGCTCCGTAGGGTTCAATCCAGCTCAGGGACTTGACGTCCTTCTCGAGCAGAATCTCGAACTCGGTCTTTTTGGGTTTAACGGCCGCAGTGGTTTGCGGCGATGGTGCAGTTTGAATTGGTGCAGTCATGATTCGGTTTCGGTTTGTTGTTGATGTAACGCTTGAGCCACGTGCCCCGCATCGCAATTGCAATCGGTGCAGACTCTGGCCATTAATTGTTCGGTGGAAATGTCGGGTTCATCTTCATCCCAGCGCTCCCAGCAGGCGACGATTGCTTTTTGTCGGTC